CCGCCAAACTCCAAAACAGTATGGGCGAAAATCGTGCGGACACGGCGCAGACTCACACCCTGCGCGAACAGGGTTTTTGGCTTGTCCTCTGTTCTCCCGGTTCAACTCCGGTTTCGCTCACCAGCGGCGCGGATGCCGCACGTAGTTATCTCCTACCTTCCAAGCGTGGCCCGTAAGTACACGCTCGCCGTTCTCGGAGCGGTGCCCCGGTGTGATTCCGGCAGGGCGCAACGCGGATATAGTTCATCGGCAGAACGGCGGCTTCCCAAGCCGCGAAGGTGGGTTCGATTCCCATTATCCGCTCCAAGGGTGCACGAGCAGCGCCCTGCATGGATCGCAAAGCCTCCTGAATGTGTATGACAGCCCGGAAAGACGGGCCGCCACATCACCCGCCATGGCGCAAACAAGGCGGGTCTATGCAGATGTCCAACCGGTGCTTTTTGTCCTTTCCACCCGGGAGCCGGGGACCTCTCCGGCCGTCTGCACCATGCCCTCCCACATAAGAGGTGGTTACTCTATAAACCGTAGTGGGCATGAAACCTCCATATCTGGCAGTGGAGTCGGCGGGTTGATACAGCCGCTATCGGGACGGTATTCTCGGAGAATCTGAGCGACATGACCGCCGGGAAAGTCCGGCATCTATATGCAGACGTAGCTCAGTAGGCAGAGCACCGCGCCAGGAGGTATGCGCAGGTTCAAGTCCTGCCGTCTGCGCCAAATCCCAAAGCTGACAGCGTACAGGGGCAATATTGCGGCAAGCCCATACTTGGCGAGCGTTGTGTCCCGTCAGCAGGGCGTGGCTCCGCGAAGGGCCGTTCGATTTGCCCGCGTTGAATCGAGCGTTACTTAGAACACGTACCCGCTCCGGCGGGTACGCAAACGCGGGATATAGGGGCGAATGTTCCAAGGCTGGCGAGGCGGTCTCCAAAACCGCTTGGGTGGGTTCGATTCCCAACCGTCCCTGCCATTGAAATTTTAGGAAAGGAGGATGTCCCATGAACAAGACTGAACTGATTGCCGCCGTGGCGGAGCGTTCCGGCCACACCAAGCACGATACCGCCATCATGATGGATACCGTGTTCACCGTCATTGAGGAATCCCTGCTCAACGGCAGCGAGGTCAAAGTCCCCGGCTTCGGCAAGTTCGCCGTGAAGCACCGGGAAGCACGGGTGGGGAAAGACCCCCGCACCGGCGAGGAAAAGGAATTTCCCGCCAAGACGGTTGCGGTGTTCCGACCCGCAAAGCCCCTGAAGGACGCCCTGAACGGCTGATACCCCCCATTTCGTAAATCGCCCACAGAAGCCCTGTAAGCGTCCCTTGAGTTTCGTGGGGTAGTTTCAGCCCCTCGCCTCTCTCTTATTTCTCAGGCCGCTTGTGGGGCTGTCAGCGCAAGAATTTTAATCAAGACCATACTCATACCGAAAAAGGGGGAACGGTTTCCGTTTTGGAAAAGGTTCCTCCCTTTTTTATCTCGACATTCCATGTAAAAGCGCCTATAATTTTTCTGTAAAAAGGAATTACACGCCTAAAGGTAAAGGAGAATTTTACAATGAAGATCATGAACCCCACCGCCATGAACCGATACAACGCCCTGCGGGAGGCCGCCGGGAAGATCGACCGTCTGGTCCCCCAGGTCCGCTTGCTGGACCAGCCGCCTCATGAGAACCGGGAGAACGCCTCCGTTGCGCTGGAATTTCCCACTCCCCTTGTGGTCCTTAATTCCACCATCCGGCAGGCCCTCTCCTTCCTGTTCTGCCAGTGCGACACCGTGCAGACGGACAAGACGGACCGGGGAATCTGCTTCACCTTTACCGTCTCTGAAATCTGGATCACGGAGGAAACCACATGAACCTGAAAACCAATGTCACCCGCCGGGACTTCGCCTTCAGCGTCACCGCCGAGACCAAGGCGGGAGAGCTGCGGATGTTCGATCATACCGTGGACGCCGAAAGCGAGGAAGCCGCCCGCCTGCTCCTGATCTCCTATCTGGAAAGCCGGGGAATGGAGCTGGTGGAGGCCCGTCTGACCGGCACGGAATAACGAGGTGCACTGCATGAGTAATCCAAACGCCGAAATGAAAACGCTGGCTGATAGCCTCTGGAACAACTACTTCCAGCCCAAAGTGGCGGATGCTACCCGCTCCTGCCTCCGTCTGGAAAAGGCCACCGTAAAAGCGGCCCCCAGCGGCGGCACCGTGGCCGTCCAGCTTCCCTTTGACGATACCGTGCTAAACCTGCCCTACGCCTCGTCACTCTCCGGTCTCACCGTCGGACAGGCCGTTTGGGTGGGCATTCCCTACTCCGACCTATCCAACGGCGTTGTGATGTTCGACGCCACCTTTCAGAACCTTTAAATGGAGGCACCAATGAAAAACAGAGTAACGGTCAGACACGGGATGCTGTCCGATCTGAAAACGTATCTGGTGCAAAGCGGTTGGAAACTCGAAAATCCTGTTGGCGAATATGAGGTTCTGCGCGCGAGGAACCAAAACTATCAACGCCCGCTGCTGGTTCACAACCGCTCCGAGCGAGGGATCGGATACAGCATCGACGAGCGCGATATGAAGATTTACAGCGGATGGATGCGGAACCGCCGCAAGCGGGGACTCTCTCCTGACTTCCCGACAGAGGAAGAAAACGCGGCATACTGGAACGGAGAGGGCCTATAAGCAAACAGTTAGCAAACACTTTGCAAAATCTAAGCAAGATTTAAGCAAGTTACCGGCAAGTTAAAAATCAAAGCCGCCCACCACGGGCGGCTTTTTTTCATTTCGCAAATGTAATGGAAACAAAGAATAAAACGAATATTACCACACAGATCAAAAGCACAACGCCCCATTCCAGCCTTTCCTGATTGCCTTTCCCCTCGCGTCCGTTCTTGGGCGCAAAGCAGCTTGGGTCGTCGGACTTTCCGTACAGTGCGCAAATATCGCTGTTTTGACAATCCGCACACCGGCGTTCCCGTTCAGGCAAGGAACGCCTTCGGCTCCTTTTGCTGTGTCGACTCCACCACCACAGGTTATACTCCCGCTTCGCGTTGTTTCGGAATCGCTGTCCTCTTATCATACATCTTGTCCCCTTTCGCCTCGCTTCCCCCTTGACTTTTGCCAGACAAAATGCTATGATACTTATGCCAGACAAAATAGGAGGTGATCGTCCCCATGTCTGCCGCAAAGCTGGGCCGTCCCACAGACAACCCCCGCCCTCACAAAATCAGCATCCGCATCAATGACCGTAGCCAGCAGATTTTAGAAGCCTACTGCCGGGAGCAGAACGTCACGAAAACGGAAGCCATTGAGCGCGGGATCAACCTGCTGGCGACCGCCAAACCGATATAAAAATTCCCCATGCTGCTCTATCTTGCCGGACGGACAGCATGAGGAAAACGGCAAATATCCGCAGGGACTCGCCAAATTCATTATGGCGCGGGCCTTGTGAAAAGTCAAGTATTCTGTCAAAAAGCCCCTTGTCAGCGGCTGGTACAATAAAGATAGAATACAGGAAAGATCAAGGAGGAATCCCCAATGCTCAAGAGTTACTATTTTGACGCGGCGGCCCACGAACCGCCCTCCCCTGCCGCAGTTAAGGCGTTCACCCGCGCCCTGCCCCTCGGCAACCCCAGCGCCCTGCATGACCGCGGTATCGCCGCAAAACAGGCGTTGGAGCACGCACGGGAAAGTATCGCCCAAGACCTGAACTGTCTCCCGGAGGAAGTCTACTTCACCAGCGGGGCCACGGAAGCCTGTAACTGGATGATGGAGACGCTGGAAGCGTTCTGCACGCACATCAAATTCCCCCGGCACTACGAGCACCACGCCGTTCTGGAATATCCCCCCGTGGATCATCCCCACCGCACGAACCGCACCGGCTTCACCCATATGCTGGCCCACAACGAGACCGGCGAGATTTACGACATTCTCTCCATGCGGCGCAACGAGTCTGACGCCCTCTTTGCTGCCTGTGACGGTACTGCCGCTGTCGGTCATATCCCCGTGGACTTCAAGGCCCTTGGCGTGGACTATCTGGCTTTCGGTGCCCATAAGTTCGGCGGCATCGCCGGGATCGGCTGTCTGATCGTCCGTCGGGGCGCACCCCTGATCGCCATGATCCGCGGCGGAGCGCAGGAGCGGGGCAAGCGGGCGGGAACGGAAAGCGTGGCCCTCGCCTGTGCGATGGCTGCCGCCCTCCATGAGCGCACTGTCCATATGGACGCTGACCGGGAACACCTTGCCAAATGCCGCGATCTGCTGATTTCCTATCTGTTGCGATTCATCCCGGATACCTACGTCAACGGCTTTTATGAACCCGGCGATACGATCCGCCGTCTGCCCGGAAACGCCAACCTCTCCTTCTTGGGCGTGGAATCCCCCGCCCTCGTCATGGCCCTGTCTGCGGAGGGCGTGTACGCATCCTCCGGCTCCGCCTGTACCAGCGGGGAGGCAGGCGGAAGCTATGCGCTCCGGGCGATGGGCTACCCTGCCAGCCGTGCCAACTCCGCTGTCCGCTTCACCCTGCCCCACACCGTCACCGAGGATGATGTGCTGGGCGCCGTCCCTCTGATCGTCAGCACCGTGGAAAAACTCCGCCGCCTGACCCCCACCCCCTGATACCCGCCTGTTTAACTGGAAAGGACTGATTTTATGGGAAGAACCTCTGCGCAGGAGCGCCGGGTCATGTCGGCCTTAGACTCATGGCTCCGCAACGTGCAGGCCAGCGGCGCGGCGGAGCGCACCGTCACCGCCTACGCCGCCGTCACAAACAGCTTTTATTCCTTCCTCGTGGAAAGCGGCCTTTCCACCGAGGAACCCACTTTCACCACCATGCAAGCCTACCGGGATCACCTCTTTGACCGTGGCCTCTCCCCTGTCTCCGTCCGGTATCATCTGGTGGTCCTCCGCTCCTTTTTCACCTACGCCAGCTCCCCCGAACTGGGCGAGGATCGCTTTTATGAGCAAAACCCCGTTTCCCTCTACCTGATGCCCTCCCTCCGCAAATTGGGAAAGCGCCCCTATGACGTGCTGCTCACCGATGAGCAGGTCTGCAAGCTATGGCGAGATTCCCCCGTCCGCACCACCCACCCGGAGAACTGGCCCCGGAATTACGCCATCGTGATCCTGCTGCTGACCACCGAACTGCGCAACGCCGAACTGCGGGCCTTGACCCCAGCAGACATCGACTTGGAGGAAGCCGCCCTCCGCGTGGAACACGGCAAGGGCGATAAATTCCGGGTGGTGGACCTGCCGGACATCGCCGTGATTGCCCTCCGCCATTACCTCGCCAGCGGCATCCGCCCGGACGATCTCCCGGATACCGCCCCCCTGTTCGGCACCCTCCGTTCCGGCGAATGGAAGGCCGGCACAAAACAGTGGCTTTCGGAGCTGGTGGAGCGGCACGTCCGCTCCGTCACCGGCGTTCCTGACATCCGCAGCCACGATCTCCGACACGTCGGCTCCCGTTTGGATCTCAACTCCGGTATGCCCGAAAACGAACTGCAAGCCAAATTGGGCCATTCCAGCCCCATCACCACCCAGCGCTATTCCGGGCGGCTCATGGACCGTTCCGGGCGGAAAAGCGCCAAGAAGGTCTTTGCCGAACGGGACTTGCAAGCCAAGCGCAGTGCCGACAAGCTCACCGCCTTTTACGCCTGATTCCTCAACATTCACCCTGAAACTAAAACACACGTCCGTGCGTTCCGATCGCATGGGCGTGTGTTTTTTTATGCCCCCCTGTTGCGGGATAACTCCCTCTATTTCGCCCAGAAACGCCCTCAGACGCTCTCTGCTGTTTCCATATCACCCCGTATATCCCCTGACCCGTCCTCGCGATCCTGCGCCCATCCCTGCCCCGGCCGTTGCCATTTATTGGCCGATTGGGCGCAACGGCAAAAGGAGCGCACGGTCAATCCGTGCGCTCCACGTACAGTTCTTCTGCTCTGCGCTGTGCGGCCATCAGATCCGCTTTCAACCGATCCAGCTCTTCAATGGTCTCCGTAATGGCGTGAAACAGGCAAAGGTATTCCGGGGTCAGATGTTCCATGTTCTCGCCTCCTTTCTGCGGTAAGCATATCACAGGCGGCGTGTCGAAAAAGCGGGAAATATGACGGCACCGAAAATAACTCCCCCGGATCAATTCCGGGGGAGTTATTTTGTGACACTTAAAAGCAAAAAGCGAAAGCAACGCCAAATTCAGCCATTGCGTTAAAGAAGTCAGCGTTGCCGCGACTACCGACCAGGCAAAAATCTGTGGTGCCAGAAGAAGGAGAACGCGCCCACCAACGGCTTTTTCCCGTTACTTTGCGCCCTTTAAGAGCATGGTGGTTTCATCAAATAGTGCATTGCTGGGAAGAACCAAAGCGGGGCGGATGCCGTACGAGCTGTATGCGTAGTAGTAGTAGTAGCCGCCGTCGGAGTGGACGTACCACACGCGGCTGGAGTAGCTGTTGTTCGGGGAGCGGAGCCACCAGTAGGCGGCCGAGCCGTTCAGGTACGCAATGCGTTTGTTGTTTGCGGACGTGGTTGTTCCGCTCGTAAAGTAATCCAGCTTTGCTCCATCTACGGGGAAATCGCCATCGTCGCTGGTCGTCCAACCAACTTCGTAACCCGACAGCAGAAAGATCTTTGCGGGCAGACCGTTCGCACCGCTCTGGTCAGTGCCGCCATGGCCGCCGTTCTTACGGTACGGGATCTTTACCTGCTTGATGGTTGCTTGCTCCACGCTTCCTAAACTATTGAAAAAGTCCCCATTCAGCCATGTGTTGATCGCGCTGCTTTCATACTTGTTTACGTTGTTGGGGTCCCACTGCCTGTTGCTGTGAATATCCTTCCTCAACAGCCACGTTCCGTCACAGGAATCATCATACAGCGAGCTCCCGGACGGCTTGCCCTGGTTGACCACCAGATACTCCACCGCCACGCCGCCCTCCATCAGCTTGACAACCGACCCCACGGCAATGTCTTGCGCCAAAATCCCCGTGCTGGGCGCTTTCAGCAGCGGCACAATGCCGCTCATAATCACTTTGCCCATCATGCCACCTCGCTTCCTGTAAAGACCCCGGTCCCCGCGTTGCCGTAGAACTGCCTGCCCACTAAGTCATACAGCCCCACCGCTCCGGATGCGTTGATACAAGGGATATAGTCGCGCAGGAGGGTGTCTCCATCAAAAATCCTGCAATAATAGAGCGCCATCGTTGTTTTTTCCTGAATCCCCCCGGCGCGGTTATTTGCAAACAGAACCAAATTGTATGGAATAGAAAATGTCGAAGCCCCCATAGTCAGAACAGTTGATCCATCCACAGAGATAATGTTTTTGTTAAAATCAACCTCATGCGGAGATCCGTTATTCAACCCGGAAATCGTTCCGGTTTCTTTTCCGTAATGGGTAAATCCAACGCCAAGCGCAAAGCCATCATCAGTCCAGCTAAGATCTGCCCCGAACATCGTATAGCTGCCGGTTTCTGACGTAGATAACTTCACAACAACACGCATATTTTGGTTTGGTTTTAAGCCTGAATCAATGTACTGCGTTCCGCTACTTTGGATATACGCCAGTTCTGTGTAGCCAGAGGGCAGCAAAGACGGTTTTTTGTGCACACTGCCCTTCCGCATAAACAAACAATGTCCCATTACACCACCCCCTTAGAAGCAGAAGGCAAAAGATATGCAATACACATCATTCGCACTGATATGGTCGGCGAGGCCGCTGTTGCCGACCGCGCAGAAACTCGTGTAGTTGCCAATGTATGGAGAGCGCTGCCACCAGTAGTTCGCGCTACCGTTGTAATTCTTCACCTTGCTGTTGCCCACCTTGTAATAGTCGTACTGCGTTCCCTCACCACTTACAGAATAGGTGATGTTGCCAAAAATCTCGATCTCGCTCAGCAGGAATAGCTTGTCCGCCGTGGTGCTGATGGTGGTGCTCCGGTAACCCTCCGAGGTTAGCTTATTCACCTCTTGGATGCCGTTCTGTACCTCCGTTGGCATCAGTGCCAGAATGGCGGGCAGGTTCGTCTGCCGCATGTCACAGCTCGTCCAGCCGCCTCTGTTGGTGTTGCCACCGTTCATCATATTTCTGTCCGCGTAGCAGTCATGCAGCTGGAAGGTCAGGGGAGCTTTCCCGGAGCCATCAGCATAATCGTCATGATTCTTGCCGATAATGTCGATAACGTAATCTGCCCCGTTAATCGTCATGGCTTTCTGGTTCCCAACTACCCACGTCTCCGGCACTTTGTTTTTGTGGCAGGCATCAATGATCTGCGCCCACGTATTGTCCGCAAAATTCGCCTTGTACGTCACCGGCGCTTTCATCCCCGGATTTCCACCTGCCACTGTTACCCGGCCCATCAGCTCACCTCCGCAACAATGGGGATTGCAACCGTGTTGGCGTCCCCGAAAATCGTGAATTTGATGCCGCCGTCATAGGTCTCGGCGTAACCGTTGGTGATGCAGTTGAGATACTGGTTCTCTGCCTCCACGAAGGCTGCGTAATCGTCGGAAGTTCCGCTGCCGGTGTAAACATGATCCACCATAGCGGTGCTCTGAGCCGTCACCCCGGCGATGGCAACACTCTGGGTTTTTACGCCGGTGTTTTCATCCTCCACCCACGCAGTTCCGATGGTGGCGGTGTAGGTGGCGCTGCCTTTCCGCTGGTCAAGGGTTTCCAGTTCATTTTCGATCTTGTTCATATGCTCTGCGTCCAGCGCCGGGGCCTGACCGTTGACCCATACGGTTTTCGCGTATGCCATTACATCCGCCCCCTCTCAGGAAAAGAAAGGGCCGTTTTTCCGCAACGATTCTTCTTCATAAAAGTTCCTCCTTTTGATCCGGTGTCCTTTTGGACTGCTTCACTGTTCAGGTGGGCCACCCCGTCACGGTGGCCATGGGGAAATCCTGTACCGACACGGCGGAAATCTGCATGGGGCCGCTCCATGTCAGGGGCCTTGTGAACCCCTGCACCAGATGCCGCTCCACCGGAGACCCCGCCTTGTCGCTCCGCACAATGGAGATCAGTTCGTTCTCGTTCAGGTGCATGATCTGACTGCACGAAACCGAGACGGACTTTTGCAGTGCTGCGGACCGTTTCAGCTTCCACACAGCCAAGTCCTCGCACTGCCGTTTCGTGGAATAGCCCGCCGCCCGGTAGCGTACGGTTTTGCGCCCAATCCGGCTTACATTCGTGCTGCTGGCCGGGTCCAGATTCTGCGCCCGCGCCGCCACCTGCGGGCTGTTGTTCACCGCCTCGCCGATGACGATGAAATCGTTGTACACTTCCGTGTTTTTCTCCGTGTACTCCGTCCCCAGCAGCTCCGCCTCGCTTTGGGAGAATTGCCACGCCAGCGGCTTGTCGCTGTCCAGAATATCGTCCTGAGAGGGGTCGATCCGCAGTGCGCCGGAGGCATCGTACCCGATCCACGCCGCCAGCATTTCCGCAAGGCCGAGGCACACGTCCGCGTAGCTTCCGTTGTCGCTGTCCACGCGCAGGGTGTAGGGTGCGTCCGTCAGTTTGGCCGTAGAACCGTTGGGTAGGGCCTGCGTCTTGCCGTTGTAGTATTCCGTGAATACCGGCGGCACGTTGTCCACCGGTTCGCCGTTCCCTCGGTCCAGTTTTAAAAGGGCTGCGATGGGGGCAAATACGTTGACACCCGCTTTCACTTCATAGGTCCCTTCCAGATAGCCGAAAAGCGTTCCGTCCAGATCCGACCATTTGTCCACCAGGTTGTACTGCGCCGTCCGCTTGGCCGGTTCCAGCGTCTCCACTGGGTCCTTCACCAGAAAGACCCCCTGTTGGATGTAAAAGTCCGTGCCGTCGCTGAGCACAAGGCCCTCGTCCAGTGCAATCCGGTTCCCGAACCACACCCGGTTGATGTTGTAATCGAACGTGCCGTCCAGATTTGCCAGCGTAACCGAGGCCGTCCGCCGCTGGCCGTTGTTCAGATTCACAGACAGGCTTCCGTCCGCGATAAATGCCCCGGCAAAGCGCCCCGTGGGGTTGTTGTCCAGTGCGAAAGCCGTAGAGCCGTCCGGCTGCAAAAACCGCAGACGGCACAGCTTGGTAAAAGGCCGGCGCAGCATCTTGCGGTAATCGTTCATCCGTTCCGCTTGGGTCATCTCTGCATCGCCTCCCTCTTATGCAAACAAAGCGTCGCTGGATGTGAGCAGGATACGCGCCCCGTCCGCGGAGCCGATCTCCACCCATGGCAGCGTCACCGTCTGCACCTGCTGTCGGCTGCCGTCCATGGTGCTCATGGAAATGGCCCCGCCCGCCCTGATCTGCCACAAGTCTCCCCGCCGGTCTTTCAAAAACAGGGTGTCTTGCGTGGTTGAGAGGGCGTACACGGCATCCCGCACCTCGTTGGTATCCGTATACTCCCCGCTTGCCAGAACGTGCCCTATGGCCGCTGAGAGCGTCCCGGAGCGGTAATCGCTGGGGGAACTCTGTACCGTAGGATACCGGGTGAAATTCCCCAGCACACCGGGGCTGTTGTTGTTGCTGATTTCCCCGCTGGCCACGTTCAGGCTGAACCGGAAGATCGCCGCCGGGTGATAGCCCCCATCTGCGTCCGTGGTGCATTGCAGAACCGTCCAGTCCCAGAAGATGGGCGTCACCGCGTCGGAGATCAGGGCGTTGGTCACGATGACCTCCTGCCCGTCCGCCGTCTGTCCCAGTCCGAACATATAGTAGCGGTACGTCTCCTGCGATACCGCCTTGCAGTCCAGAATGGCCCGCTCCGAAAGGGGCATCTGCGCCACCGGTTCCAGCGTTGCTTCCCCCTCGTGGTAGCGGTAAATGGCAAAGCCCGTCAGCGTTCCGCTGAAGGCCATATTTCCCGCCTGCAGTCCGCCTCCGGCGAAATCCGTCTGGAACAGTGTGTTCCCGGAAAACGCCCCCGGCGTCCAGCCGTCCTGGCTCAGAATCTGGTCCAGCACACTGGCTTCCAGAACCTCACCCGTCACCCACAGATAGTCGCAGGTCTGGACGCCGCCCAGCGTCAAAGAGGTAACGGACCGCCCCGACAGATTCACCTCGCTGCTGAAAAGGTTGACGGACTGAGTACCCTTGGAGGGATACAGCTTCGGTCCGGGGTACAGGGTCACGGCGGGATACAATGCGTTGACCCATGTCACCTGCCGGAGATAGATTTGTCCGCCGGTGATCACCAGCGTCCATTCGTCCTCCGCCGTTACGCCGCGCAGTGCGTTCTTCCAGACCTCCGTGCCGTCTACCGTCATGGAAACGCCGGATTTCCCCAGTGTCACAATGGCCGCGCCGCCATTCAGCCCCACCGTCAGGATGGGATTGTCGCGGGTCACGTCCACCGTCCCGCTCCACACCAAGCTCCACGGCTGAGCGTAGTTCATCGGCTGCCCCGTCACCTTGTCCCAGATTACGGTCCCATCTGCTCCCAATACCAGCTTTCCGTTTTGGATGCGGTTTTCTCCTGCCGCCGTGCCCTGCACATCGTACAGCCCCGGCCATGTCACCCGGATACCGGACTTTTTGCAGTTGAGACAGGCCACCACCGCGCCGGTGGAGGTGGCGGTAGCGTAGGCTACCCGGAAATCCACCCAACCGGTGTCCGCCTGTACGCCGTTTTCCGTCTGCACCTGGCAGCGGACGGCGTAATCCGTGTCGGAAAACAGGCCGTCATACTCCATCCGCAGTTCCGCCGTGCCGTAAATGCGCCCGCTGTCATAGAGCGCCGTATTGCTGCTTTTTGCCCGGAGCATCCACCGCACCCAGTTCAGCGTGTCCCCCTGCGCCTGCGTATAGGTCGCCGTGAAGGCGTACTTCCGCACCGCCAGCGGCGAGGGGATGGCGGCCACGGTCAGTACCGGGTCCGCCCTCGTCAGAAAGACCGATGCGCTCCGCTGGGTCACGCTCTCTGCGTCGGTCTCTCCCCACCACTGCTTAATGATCAGTTTGTACTGCTGCCCGTTCTCCATCTTGGCCCCGCTCAATGCGTCAGCTGGAATGGTGTGGGTAAACAGCACGGTGTTTCCCGCGTAGTCGATCCCATAGAAGGGACATCCCTCCGTCAGCTTTCCCGTGGTGTAAACCTGTGTGGACGCCGCATCGTTTTTGCAGACCGTCAGGGAAAACGCGGTCATAGCGGAGTTGCCGTTCACCTGCCAGCTCACCGCCAGCGGCTTTGTAATGTCAACCGTGCCGTTTCCCAGCTCCCCAAGGGACGAGGGATAAATATTCGTTGGTTGGAATAATGCCATGCGCCCGCCTCCCTTAATGTTTGTAGAGGCCCAAGTTCCCGGCCCCGTGGTTCAATGCCCGCATCACCTGCGCAACGGTCAGGCGGTTGGCCGCCTCCGCCCCGATCTGAACGCCATTTACGTTGTAGCTGTCTCCGTAGTGGTCATAGCTGGTCCGGCTCATCACCGTTTTCCCCGGCATGATGCCGCCGCGCTCCGCCGCGCCGTACAGCCACCCCAGCTCACTCATTCGCTTCTGGAAGGTGCTGTCCGCGCTGGGTTCCAGCATCTTCTCCGCCAGCAGCGGCGGGATCACGATCTCATCCTGACTGGTGGCCTTGATGCCACCCAGCCCCCGCAGGATGCCGCCGGAATCGTACTTCTTGTACGGGTCCTTTCCGCCGTACTTATCGTTGATCTTGTTCTGCCGTTCTTCTTTTAGTTTGTCGATGGTGGCCTGACTGGCTCCGCTCTTCTCCGCGTTCTTGATGGCCAGAGAGTAGTCCACGTTGCTGTCATAGCCCTTGCTGGAAGAACCGGAGGAAGAATTTCCTTTGGAGGACGAGGACCCGCCCCCGGAGCTGCTTCCTCCCCTGTCGGGGTCTTGCCCCCCGTACATGGCGTTGATCTTGTTCTGCCGTTCTGTCTCTAACTGCTTGATCAGCCCTTCCCCGGCCCCGGACTCCTTGGCCTGCTTGATGGCAAGGTTGTAATCCACGTTCTTATCAAAGCCCGCGTAGTACATATCGTTGCCGTCTGCATCCACCTTGGGATACAGCCCGGAGAGGTCAGCTCTGGCTGCTCCCTGATGCACGTTGATGGCCTTGGTTGCGTACCCGTTCTCATCGTAGGTGATCACATACCCGTTTTTCTCAACGGTTCTGCCCGCAAGTTTCTGGTCCCGGCTCATGTCTGCGCCGGTGTAGGAACCCTTCACGCCCTTGCCGTAAGGCGTGGTATCCCGGTAGTTCAGGTTGGCGTCGCTGCCGTCCGCCAGCTTCCAGCCGGAGGACCCGGAGGGAATGAACCCTTCGTTCATCTCCGTCTGCGTCCAGCCGCCGCCCGGATTCTTCGTGTAGTCGAAGTGGTAGCCTCCGGTGGCACCGGCCGCACCCATCATTCCCGGCAGCATCGTCTGTCCGGGGAGCATAATCCCATTCATAGCCCCGGCAATGTACTGGTTCAGCTTGCCCAGCAGGTTGTTGACCTCCTCCACCTGCTGACGCATCTTGGGCGTGCCGTTTCTGGCAATGTCGCTGAGAATATCGTCAATGGTCCGGGTAGGTTCCTGCAGGCTGTCCGTAATCCGCTTCCACTCGGCCTTTAGGGTGTCATAGGTCTCCTCGATGAGTTTTTTCTTGGCTTCCAGTTCGTCAATTTCTCGCTGAAGGGCCAACTCCCGCTCATACTCCGCCAAGTCCTCCTTGGCCTTTTCATAGGCGTCCTGTGCGGACTTCACGGACGATGCGTTGGCTTCCCACTCCCACTGTCCGGTTGCGGCATTGAATACCCGCACCGTCCGTTCCTTCTGGGCTTCCAGCAAGGCGTTCTGCTTTTCCAGCACCGCCGCCTTCAGCTGTTCCAGTTTCAGGGCTTCGTCCTCGGCTTGCTTGGCATCCTTCAGCGCCGCGATCTGCTTGTCAATGGCGTCAACCTGCTTGTCACGGGCATCCGCCGCCTCTTCCAGTTTTTTGTTAACGGCATCTTCCAGTTCGTCCCAAAGATCCTTTTGCAGTTCCTGAATCTGCTTGGTGATCTTCCAGTGCTCCGTGGAAAGGGCGTTGATGTCCGCCTGACTGGCCCCGATCCGCCGCATATACTCCGCCTGTGCGTGGAGCGCCGCTTGGATCTGCCGCATCTTGTCGATCTGATCCGCCGTGCTGTCCCCGCGCTCCTGCATAAGGGAAAGCTCCGACTTCCGCAGAGATACAATGTCCTTCAGCCGTTCCAGCTCCGCATCCTTGGTGGACTTCCCTGTGGACGATGTGGTGGAGGACGTATCCACTGTGGAGGTGGTATCCACCGTCCCGCTGTCCCGCCCGGTGTCCGTAAACATGGACTTGTAGATCCGGTTCAGAACGATGGCACGGGCTTCGTCATAGGTCTTGGCCTTTCCGGTCTGCAACAGGCCCTTGATGGTCCGCTCTACATCCTGCGTCTTGGCGGCACCGATCATGCCCACGGAATAGGCGGCCGCCCCGGCCTCGGTGGCCAGCTGCCGCAGCGCCCCGATCTGCTGACTCAGGTCCAGCTTTTTCTCGTTCAGAACGATCATCCGCTTCACCAGATCGTAAATCTGGTTTCCGGACTTCCCCGCCTGCCGCTGTACCTTCAAAAGCCCCGCCACATAGTCGCTCATGGGCTGTGTGGCTTTGTTGACCTGTGCCAAAAATGCCTTCAGCACGTCATAGTCCGCCTGTTGGGCGTCCGTCAGCTTGCCGTTGGCCTTGATGGCTTCCTCGTAGGCTGCCACCTGTTGTTCCGCCGCCGTTTTCACGGCGTAGAAATCGTCGATCTGGTCCTGTTGGATGCTTCGCCCGGACTGAAGCTGGTCCGTGTACGCCTTGGCCTTGTCCGCCAGCGTTTCGTAGGTGATCCCCAGCCGTTCCAGGTCTGCCGTGGTGCTGATGGCCTGTCCCGTCACCAGCCGGAGCTGAGCGATCATTTCCTCCGTGGACTTGAAGGACCGGCCCACAAATTCATCGTAGCCCTTCACACTGCCCATGGACGTGATCGTGGTTCCACCGGCTCCGCCCACGGTCTGGGCCTTCTTCTCCGCAATCGCCGTCAGGTGCTTGATCTGCTGTTCCAGTTCGGCGTTTTCCGCTTCCAGCGCCTTCTTTTCCTCGATCAGCTCCGGCGTTAGATCATGCCATGGAATTGCATAGATTTCTTCCAGCCGCTTCTTGTTTTCTTCTAACTGGGTGGTGTTGGTCTCGATCTCCGTGTTCAGCGCGTCAAGGCTTTTCCGGTAGTCCTCCGTCACCTTCCACACGAGGCTGAACGCCCCTGCCGCCGCCGCGATTGCCAGCAGCCACGGGTTCATGGCGATCCCCGCCGCCGACAGCTTTGCAAATGCCACCGTCGCGCCCTTGGCCGCTGCTTTCAGCGCCAGCATTCCCAAAACCGCAGTCCCGGAAACCGCCGCGAAATGACCAATGTCCGTGTTCAGGACTTCCACCGCGCCGATCAGCACGTCCAGCCCGCCCTTAACGGCATCGGCGCTCACCATGCTCTGGATGAACTCCGTCCATTCGTTTTTCAGAATGTTGGTTTTGCGGGTCCAGCTGTCCAGCGCATTTTCAATTTCCTTGTCCGCACTGCCTACGGCGTTGGCGTAGTCCTTCAGCATGGACTGGTACATATCCCAGTTCTGGATCAGGGCCAGCAGTTGAGAGGTCCGCAGCTTGCCGCCGATGTCGCTGACCATCTCCATCAGCTTCTGTTCGGTCAGCAGCCCGTCCTTCATGCTCTGAGCAAGGCCCCCGATGGCCTCCATGGGGTCAATGACCTCGCCGGTGGCCTTTGCCGCTTCATACGCAGCCGGGGCGTACTGCCGGATCACGTCCTTCAACCCGGCGATCTCCCCGGTGGTCCACGTCACGCCCTCGTCGATCTCGGTTTTCGTGTCCCCCACGATGTTCAGCACCAAGGCCCGGAAGGCTCTTGCCGCTTCGCTGCCGCTCCGCTGGGTCACGGCGGTGATCGTACCGATAGCCGCCGTCAGTTCATCAATCCCCACATGGGCCTGTGCCGCCACCGGAGCCACGGTCCCCAAGCCCTCCGCCAGCTTTTCAATGCTGGTGGCGTACTTGTTGTCGATCTCGTTGGCGCCGTTCAGCACCTTGGTCAATGCTTCAATGTTGCCCTTGTACTGATACGCCGCGTCCACGGACAATAGGAATTGCTGTGCCGTTTCCGCGCTGGTGTCGCCCACCAGCTTTGTTTTGGTGGCCAGCTCCGCCAGTGCGTCCGCCTGTTCGCCGTAACCGGCACGGGCAAACGCCGCCACAGAGTTCAGATATTCGTCCGCCGCCTCGCCGTAGGCCGATGCCGTCTCATACGCCCGGTCCCGCAGCTTTTCCATCTGCTCCGCTGTAAAGCCAGTTACCTTGCGGACCGTCACCATCTCATCGTCCACGGCCTTCATGGTAGAAATGGCGTCCCGGAAGGCCCCAATGGTCTTGGAGACGATGGTGCCCATCACCTGCCATTGCAGCATTTTCAGGTAGACGTTGGTGAAGCTGTCCCCTAACAGCCCGTTTTTCTCGGTCATCTCCTTCGTGCCCTTCTGGACCTTATCGGAGGTGTTCAAAAACGCTCTTTCAAATACGCCGGCACTGTCCGCCGCACTCTTCGCGGCATTCCCGATGCCCACCATGCCCTCGATCTGCCGCTGGATCGATGTGGGATTATAAGGGGTGTTCTGCGCTGCTCTGGTCTGCTGCTGTAAATAGGCGTTGGCCTGACGGGTGGCTTTCAGTTCTGCGGTCGCGGCTTTCTCCGCCGCTTGGGCCTGCTGTCGGTAGTTCCGGGTCACGGTCTGCTGGGTCACAGCCAGATCCCCCGTCTCTCTGTTCAGCGTTGCCACCACGCGGGTGGTCTCTCCCAGCCGTGCGGAGAAATCCCGCACCTGCCGCGTGGCCTGCCCGTTTGCGTCAAAGGTGGTGGAAACCTTCTGCAAGTTCCCCGCCAGCTTCCCGGCGGCATTGGCCGCGCCGTTGAGGCCCTGCGCCGTGCCGTTCAGATTTACCTTTGTGGAAGAAACCGACGCTACCTCCTGCTTCAGCTTTGCGATCTCCGCCCGGACCTCTGTAAAATCGGGTACGCCCTTAAAGATAATTTTTGCCATGCTTCACCGCCCTGCCTTTACTTCAATATCCTTCGTCACCCTCTCGGCCCGTGTAGCCGTTGGCTTCGATCTGTAATTCTGCGTCCTGTTGGTTCATGGCCCGTACCAGCGTTTCCTCCGCCCGTCCGCCTTCTACCAGCTCCGTGACAAAATTTTCAAAAAACGGTCTGGCCGGGGGTCTCCGGGTCCAATCATAGGGTGGGTCCAGATGCTCAATGCGCCCGATCAGTGCGTCTCCGTTCAGCGGGTTTTCCACCTGTTCGCTCTCGCCGCTGGGCTGGTAATCCATGGCAACGCTGTCCTCTGTCACCGCGAACTCCGTGTTGCCGTCAATGTCGGCCAAGCCGCCGTATTCTCCCCGCCGGATATATTCCTTTGGGTCGAATTTTTCGTATACGTCGCCCTGCACGTGCTCAAAAAGGCATTGGGAAAGATCCTCCCGCAGCGTGGGCATGGCTCCCGCCAGCGCCGCCTTGAACCGCTGTTCCAGTGCCGCAAGGTCCTCGTCCAGCCCTGTGATCCTGACAGATGCGCTCCCGCTCATATCCCCGCTCCTTTCCATCATTTTCGTGACCTCACAAAAATGGTCCCAGGCATACGCCAAAGCATGAGATCCTCATGCTCTCCCGTCCGCCGGGGATCAAAAAGCGGGGCCGACCGCCGGGTTTCCCCGGCAGTCAGCCCCGCTCGGCTCATCCTATCCAACGCTTAGGATAAGGCGTTTTTGGTGTGTCCCTTACTCGGCGGTGACTTCCAGAACCGCCTGCGCTGTGTACTTGGCCGCCCCCTCGGCGGGATACTGGATGGCGATGCTCCCGGTGCCCTGAGTGCTCCCGGCGGTCACAATGCCGTCCGTGGAGACCGTGGTCCCGGTAGCAGTCCCGGCGGTCACGGTGTACTTCAGCAGGCTTGCGGGAGAGGGCGTCACCAGTTCCCCGTTTTTCATAACCAGCTTGGCATTCACGGGGGCAGTGCCGCTGGCGGCCACGCTCACCACGCCGCCGATCACGGCGATCCCGGCCACCTCATCGCTTTCCTCGTCGGGAACCAGCACCATGTAGGCGGAAGTGCCCATGCCGCCGCAGGCGTCGCACTCGGCGGAGATCACGTCAGCGTCCTCGTTGATGGCGCGGCCGGTAATGGTGGTGGTGTCGTAGTTGGACTGGTCGCCGGTGGTGTTGGCCCCTTCGGGGTTCAGATACAGGCGGGGCACGATCAGGTAGGCCCAGCCCCAGCGGGTGCCCTTGTTCTTGCCGGACACGTTCTGGTATACGGCGATCTGTGCGGTGAAGTGGACAATGCGGCCATTAAAGGCGCTGCGCACCACGCCCACCTGAGCCGCGGGCTTCCGGGCGAAGTACCACACCTTGTAACTCTTGCCGCTCTCGGGGGTGAAGCCGGTAATGGCGCCGGTGGCGGGGTCAATGGGATAAGGAACGCCGCCCACAGAGTAGGAGGACGCAGCACCCACCTCCTGCACGTAGCAGAAGATGTTGGAATAGCCGTACTGGGCCACCGGCACCAGCTTGCTCACGTCGGCCTTCAGAGAAGTGCCCGTGGCCTCCACCGTCTGGCAGACGGGGGAAACGGCGTTGTAGCTCACGGTGCCGCCCACAGCCATCATCTTGCTCATCAGGTCGAAGTCCGCGCGGGTGAAGTTCACCTGCGTATCGCTGTCGCTGGCAACAATCGTGGCAACGCCGTTGCCAAGGCCCGCTCGCAGAGGGTCGATGTTGCCGGAGAACTGGATGTTACCGGTGGAGAACTTGTCGCTCTGGCTCAGAACCTCGCCGGTAACAGGGTCCTGAAGCTGTGCGGAGCAAATGCCCTTCGGGTAGAGTCTCTTGTCAGTAAAAGTGATCATGTCTGTTCACACTCCTTTTAAGTTTGTTCCTTGTTGTTGGTAAATTGACTCAGCGGGGTTACGGCCCCCGCATCCTCCCGTTCCCGGTCATAGAAAAGGTGGGGTACAGGGTTCCCGCCCTTCCACTTCACGCCGTTGCCCTCCGAAATGCCGCAGATCAGATAATCTGCCGCCCGCTGGATGGCTTCCTGACGCCGTTTCAGCTTTAAAATAGGCCATTCGTCCATCTCCGTTTCCTCGCATCCGGTAAACAGGGCGATGGAGGAAAGCAGACCGGCTGGGTCCCGTCGCAGCTTCGGCCCGTTTCTCCGAGCCAGCTCCGCCTCCGCTTCCAACAGGTCCGGGTTGGCGTCCTCATCCGTCAACTCAATGCCGTTCTGATAGGCCAGAATAGCCCTGAGCCGCTGGAATTGTACCGGGGTAATGGTGATTTCTTCCTCGCCGTTCCATGTAAAGCATATCCCCTTTAAATCCATTGTGTTTTCAGGTGAAAGTTTCACATGAAACAGGCGGATGCGGTCCGAAAGGCTCCGGCCCTCCCCCAGCCGCAGCGCCAGCGCCAAAAACGCCAGCGCCCGGTTAAAAAGGCCCACAGGTTCCTCCCCCCGCTCCATGCTTTCCAGATCCATGACCCAATAGGCTGTCAGCAGAGGCATGACCGCATAGCGCACAGGGAGCGCCTGCTGGATCACGTCAATGGCGGGTCTCGCCCGCTCAAATTCCTCCTGCTCACAGACCCGGATGGGCCATAGGGTCAGTCCGGCGGTTTCTACGGGTTCGTAACGGTCCGCCGCCCGCTTGATATTCCGTGAGAGTTCCATTCCTTTAATTCATCCTCTCCAATATCTGAAATTAAATGGCAATGCCTGCGGTGGCAAACAGCGCCGCAATACAAGCCCCGGCGATCAGCCAGATCACCTTGTCCACAAGGCTGTCCCACCGTTTGGCGGACTTCCCTTCCATCTCCGTCATCTTTTCATCGATCCGGCTCACCTTTGTCCCCATCTCTTCTTGCTTGGTCGCCATTACCTCTACGCTGGCAGTCAGCTTGATCAGCGCCTGCTGATCCCGCTCCACATCGTCCATGCGGTGCTTCAGGGATTTGATCTCGTGCTCGTGGCCCTCTATTTTTACGGCTGCTTCTTCCATGGTCATGGTGGCTGTCCTCCCGTTGTGAATTTAGTAGTCCTCAATGGTGTCCCCCATGGCGGCTTCGCTCTCCGCCCAATGGATGCTCATTTTCAGTTCCCGGCCCACTACCGTGCCCGTCTGGTCATACACCGGGCGGCTCCCGTTGTCTGCGTGGGCGATACGGGAGAAGTCGCACACGCCGATCCCCGCTATGTTCACCCCGTTCAGTGCTTCGATGATGCACTGCTCCATATCGTAGGAGCGGGCGTATGCCTCCGTTTTCGTGGTAGTCTCTTGGTTCACGTTGCAGGAGATCACAAACGTGATCCCGATTCGTGCGTCAAAGGGCGTCTGTGCAAAAATGCGGCCCAGATAGCACTTGATCATGCTCTTTGCCTCCGTCTGGGCTTCTCCCCAGAACTTCTGAGCGTAAAGGCGATACCCTTTCGGGTGCTTGCGGCGCTGGGTGCTGCTGTCTACCACAGGCTCGTTCCCGTCAAAAAGAAGGCTCTGCTTCTCCTTGGCCGTGGGCAGCCGCTCTCCCAGCGGCTTGGCCCCGTCATGCCATAGATATTTCATCAGTCGGACACGGGGCCGGGTGTTGTCATCCATCGGTTCATAGCCGTCCGGCAGCGGCAGGTCCATCAGATAGGTCAACAGCTTGTGGGGGATCTCCTCCGCCCCGCGGAAGGTCAGAAAACCGGTCTGTACCCGCTCGTAGGGATAAGTGGGGCTGTGGAAGGCCGGGTTCATTGTTTGCCGTCCTTTCTCTGCTGAAAGGCCGCGTCAAAAGCGCTCCGGGCCTCTTTCAGGTCATCCAGCGTCTTTTGCACCGCCTCCGGCGTCATGCTCTGCGCCGCAAGATCCTGAAACCGGCTCACGGGATCATTCATGGCTTGCAGCATCCCGTAAATCTCCGTTTTCAGCATCTTTTCCAGATCACGGTAATCCGCCAGCAGGTCAAAGGCCTTGTCCCGCAGCTCCGGCCCTTTCCCCTTCATGCGGTCGATCTGGTTGAAGATGTGTCCTCCGGCCCAGCGGTCGTAGTCGTCGGCGGACATGAGGTAGGTTTCCCCCTCCACCGGTTCAAAGTCCTCTCCCAGATACAGCTTTACAAAGCCGCCCATGAGATACCGGCTCCGCCGCTCCACGTTCTCCTTGAAGTAGGGGAGTACCTGTCCTCCCTCCACACGGACCTCCATCCGGTCAAAGCACCGTCCGGCGCACTCCGCCGCAAAGGCCGCCTTTTCCATCAGGGGCACATAGTCTCTGGCTGCCAGCAGCCCTTCTTCCGTCAGCTTTTTCCATTCCATATACGTCATTCCTTTCAGATTTTTTGGAATTTCTCACGGTTGCTTCCTCGCAGGGGACACAAGGCCGCCTGCGGTGTGTTCTCCCATTGCCCGGTCACGCCGCATAAATGCTGGTGTCCGCAGATGGGGAATTTCTGCCCCGGCTGCATCTCGCACAGCAAGCTCACCGTTCCGGGCCGCTTGTAGGCGTATGGACACTTCTCTGCCATTACAAGCCCTCCAATTCGATCACTGCGCTGACGCTCTCGCCCTCGCATCTGGCCGTCACCGTCAGCGGCTCCGGGCTGTTGCCCCAGCATCGGACTGTCAACTGATTCCCATTGACACTTACGCTGTAAGAACCATCTGCGGCTCCTTCACAGGTCCATTCTACCGCCGCATCCTGTCGGACACCGCCGATAAACAGTGCCGCCTCCAAGGTCTCCACATCGTAGGGCGCCATGTAGCGGGGAACCTCATTCAAAAACTTCACCGATGGCGTTTTCTCGCCGGACGCCTCTACCGTCACCGCAAATCGTCCTTCATAGGCCGGGTTCTGTTTCAGAGCGGCGATAATCTGGCAAGTTCCCTCGGCGACCGCCGTCGCTTTTCCGTCCGCATCCACCGTGGCCACGTTGGGATCGTCCGACCGCCACACATAATTGATCGGGTGTTCTGCGGTGCTCTCCACATCCTCCCCGTTTCGCTGAGACCGTGCCGTGAAGGGAACGGTATCCCCCGCCGTCATCCGGGGACTTCCGGCAACAAATACCGCCCAGGAGAAGTTCTTCCCGCCTGCCACTTTCGCCTCCATATCGTCGATCTCATGGTTCGGTTCCTGCATCCGGGCGTTGAAGTGCAGCAGATGGGTGCTCTCGTCATCCCCGGTGAACTCCTGTGTAATGTCAGAATATCCGGTGATCTGATAGGCCCGCCGCCCTAAGATCAGGCGGCTGTTCTGGTCCAGCTGCTCTGTGTTGGCGTTGCGCTGGCAGATGATGTTGAAATAGCCCTGCATGATGAGAGTCATTTCCTGAAAGTCATTGGCCGTGGCCTGCGCCAGTGACTTTTCCACAAGGATCGGCTCTGACCGCACGTTGCCGTACCAGTCCAGAAACCGCCATACAGCGTTGCACCGCCGCATGATCCCGGTCCCTATTGCGCTGGACAGGTTGGATGGGTTCGTCACCAGCCAGTAGGAACCCATGGTCTCCACCTTGGCTCCCTCCGGGATGTAGTCCACTCCGGCGTCCGCCACCAGAAACGCCTTCTGGTCATCGGTTTTCCGGGTGAGGCTGACGCCCTGCTTGGTGGTGTCGGAAAGGCGGATGTGCTTTGTGCTCCACCGGTAGAAGTCACCGGGAACCAAGCCCTGCATCCGGGCCGTCACAAAGTCCGTGGCGTAGGGGGCCATTTCCTCTGCAAACCGGGCCGTAGCCTCCGCGAAATACCGCCGATTACGGTCCCGGTATTGGGGCGGTGCGTTGGTCGCCCTGACGCTCCCGCCGCTCAGCAGGCCGATGTTTTTCATGCCGTGCTTGGCGTCCGCCATGTGGCTCCCTCCTTTCAGATCAGCTCCATCTGCCGCGTAGACCGGTGGAACGCCGTTGCGTACAGGCAGTCCTGCTCATACTTCCGCAATTCCTGATTCAACAGCCCCCGGTTTTGCAGTTTCTTCTTGCTGCCCTTTTCCATGTACTGCGGCTCGTTAGGCGGGTTAAAGCGCCGGTCATGATCCTTGGGCGTGTCGCTGAGCCAGTTGCGGAAAAACCGCTCGTCCCATACGGAGGCTACGCACAATCCCAACAGCCGCTTTTGCTCCGCCGTCAGGTCATGGGCAAAGGCCCCGTCGGTGTAAAAGTCCATTTCGTACTGCAATCCCGCGTCCATCTGGGGAGGAAAGGTCACGGTCCCGGTCTCCGGGTCATACACCGCCTCTCCATACGGTACTAAGAGTACGGACCCGTCCGGCTGCTCCGCCCGCTGTGCGCAGGAGAATAATTCGTAGCCGGTCATCCACGTCTCTACCTTCGTTTCTTTTGCAATGCTTTCCAAGGTGGAGACCCATGCGCTGTCTGCGTAGGCGGGTTCCGTCAGGCCCTCTTTCAGGTAATCCACCATCTCAGGGGGACGGTTAAATACCGGGACCGCGTTTTTCATGTACAGGCTCATCCGCCGGAGGAACCGCGCAGGGCTTTCCGCCGCCTGATCCGTCAGTCTCACGTCATCAATAAAAACCATGGCATGGTCCGAAATGATCTCGCTCCAACTCGTTCCCATAGCCGTCCCTCCTTTTTGGCCTGTTTTATATGTTTTCCGTCCCGCCCTGTTTTTTCGGAACGGTCATGTTCTGTTTTAATATTGCCCCATGCCGCCGCATTCCCAGTGGCATGGGGCTTTTTGCCTGTTTTCTCTCAGCCGGTCCAGTCGGCCTTGGTCTCCCGCACGTCGATGTGGGTAAAGCCCTGCTTACTGTAAATGCCCACGCCGCCCCAGTCAGGCATCAGCTGTCTGGCATAGGCCGCCACCTGTTCCGGCTTCTGTCCTTCCACGGAAATATCAGCTGCCGTGCCGTAGCAGTGCTGGCTTTCCGTCACGCCGCCCACCTTGGCGTTGTACTGGGGAGTCCGGTAGCCACTGTTGATCACCACAGCGGAACCGAAATAAGTGCGGATGGATTCCAGCACCATTACCAAACGGGGAGCCACCAGAACGGCGTCGCTGCCGTCCCTGCAGGCAAACTCCTTGACCTTGAAGTGGGCGGAAAGACGCTTGTTTCCGTCCTTGGCCTTGGAGTATCCGTTGATTCCAACCATGCTCATCACCTCATTTTGTATAATGCACGAACCATCTCTGCCCGTGTCACCGTCTCCCCCGCATTGCTGTCCGTCAACAGCCCCTTGGCCTTGCCCCATGCCAGCGCCGGTTCCTCCGGATTGACTGGGGCCGGGGTAGGGTTTGTGGTAGCCGCCTTCCGCTCCCAAAACAACAGCAGCGTGGGCACCTTCCGGGAGCTGGTCACCTTGCCGCCAGGGAAGATTCCCTGCGTGGAGCCGCCGCCGTCCATCATCAACGCATCCGTCACGCCTAACCCCAGCAGCTTGTTTTGGAGCTGTTCACGGGTCAGACTGGCCTTGTCGCACCAAAGGCACACCTTGCCGTTGGGCATCCAGCCTACAGCCGTCCGGGCGGCAGGCCGGGCCACGTCCGGCGTGAGGTCCCGACGCAGTTTGGCTCCCGCTTTCAGGAGAGGGACGCCGGAGAGGAACGATCCTCCCCGGTCCGTCAGCATCTTCGGAAGTCCGTCAGAGCCGATGGAAATGCCCCAGTCCTGATACGCGTCTCGGCTGATGATCTTTCCGTCGATCACCGTCCAGCCCACCGGCTGAAACTTCCCGTTGAACAAATAGCCGTTAATGATGTGGGTGCAGCCGGTTTTCGCCTTGATCTGCGCCGGGGACAGCTTTGCCGTGTTGTAGTAGACCTGCGCTCTCGCGCAATCAAACGTGTCGATCATTACAATCTCACGGCCTTGGTGGGATGGCCGCTCTCATCAAAGGTAATGCGGTAGTGGCCCTCCGGCACCCAGACTTCCTCCTCGGTGTTGGCCTTGGCAGGGTTGTACCGCATGTAATCGTGGAGGTGCTTCACGTCCTCCGGCTCGGTCTCCGCGGGAATAAAGCCCTCCTTCATTTCCTGCTCAGACCAGCCGGTCTGGGGGCCGTCGGGAGTCATGGTGTAGTCCAGATGGAAGGTGGCGCCCGCCGCCTTCAGCTCGGCGTTAATCTCGCTGAGCTTCTTGCCGTTCTTCTTGCCCTCGTTGATGATTTCAGCAAATTTCTTGTCCATGATTTGTTCTCCTTTCAAATCAAAAAAATGGTTGTTGATCCTATCTATGTCCCCCTTGTCCGCATCCCCCGTCTCTCGTTCCCTATGGGGGTTGGTTTCCAAAGGCGGGGGCCGCAGCCCCCGGCCTTTGTGCCAGAGGGGGTATGGGGGACGGTGGCGTCCCCCATGTTTCTGGTGGGGGTCTAAGGGGGAGGCATCTTTGCGCCAAAGATTCCTTCCCCTTGCCCCGACATGGGAATGTCCCCCTGCGGGGAGCGCAATTTTAATTACTCATCTGCTTTGCGATCTGATTGACCCCGGTGCTGGCCAGACCGCTCACAATGCCCACTGCCACGGCGGTGAGATAGTCCGTTGCGGGGAAGTCTGCCATGATCAGCATCCCCACCACGCCCAGCACCCCGCCGGACACGCCCACAACAATGGGAATCCATTTGTTCTCAATGGCGGTGGCCTTCACCGCCATGCCGATCAGGTAGCAGATCACCGTAATGACCGCTACGCTGGCAATGCCAAATCCGGAAATATCCATGCTCAATTCCTCCTTTTGCCCTTAGTCCTCTTCCGCTGCCTCCGCGCTGTTCAGTGCGTCCAGCACCGGGCGGAACATTCCCTTCCGCCGGGGGTCCTCTTTGGGTTCTTCGGCATACCGGGCCTTGTTCTTCGCGTTCAGCTTCTTCAGCAGCTCCCGGCTGTCGGCGCTTACCTCGCCCCGCTCCCATGCGTCATAGTAAGCCTTGGCCACCATCTCCTGATGTTCTGTGCAGAGATCGTCAAAGATGTCCAGCAGCTTGTCCCCCATGGTCACGGCGCAGCGGAAGGCCGTCTCGTCCAGCACCTCGCCCTTGCGGTATGCACAGTGATACACCGCCCGCTCGTCATCTGTCATGCCGGAGAGCACCACCAGCCAGCGCCGCTCAATGAGCCGTCTTGCCGTCTCGTCATAGAACCGGCTCCACTCGCTCTTGGGCACCATCACGGTGCCGTTCTTCCCGGTCACGGTGCCGTACATCCCGTTGGGGCCGAATACAGCCAGATTATCGTCCGCCACCGGGGCGCACCAGCGGAGCGTCACTTTTTCCGTGTCCGCCATCACCTGAACCACTTGGGGCTTAACCTCCGCCATGGCCTTTGCAACGGCTTCCGCCGCCGCCTGTTTGGCGATCTCCGCTACCTCATCGGCTGTATACAGCTTTTCGGGTTCCTTCTCCGCCGCAGGCGCTTTCTGCTCTGCCACGGGCGCAGCCTTTGCCTGTTCCCGCAAGGGCTGGTCGGCTGCTTCCAGCTCCTGCGCCTCGATCCCCGCCGCCACATCTGCGGCCGTCCGTTTCTCTTTTGCCATCTTTTCCGCTCCTTTCAGATACAAGATGTTTGCTCGTTTCTCGCGCTACGCCCTCATGCGGACCTCGCGCCATATCTGCGGGAGAGAGGGGTTCCTCCCTCCCGCTTTGGGTCTTACGCGTTGATGACGGCCATGCGGGACGCCAGCACCGGCACACAGTCGATGGACATAGAAACCACTACGTCGATGCTCATGTCTGCGGTCTGGTCGGGGGTCAGCTCCAACTGAATGGGCGTGCCCTCCTCCATGCCGATGTAGACGGGCTTGTAGCCGCCGGCGGGCACCAGCCAAATCTTGTCGGCAGGCACAATGTCGGTCACGCTGGTATTCTGGGTCCCCGGCACAATGGCGGTGTCGATGGGCATCAGGTTCATGCCCATGTACTCGCCCAGGAAGCCGTACCGCGCCCAATCCACGCCCAGCATGGTGGACAGAGCGGCATCCAGATTCACGGTGGAGGCGTTCACCACACCGCTGGGCAGCGCCTTGGTCAGGGCGGAGGGACGGCCAATGGCCATCACGTTCCGGTAGCGGGTCCCGTTCACCACGCTCACCCGCTCACCGGCAGTGACCCAGTTGGCGGAGGTGTTGGTGAAGGTCATGTTGGCGGGCACATAGGCGGTGTTGCCCGTCATCTTGGTCAGGGTGCTGATCCACAGAGCGGTGATCTTGGAGTACATGCCGGCGGCCAGAGCGTTGAAGAACCGGCCCATGTCGGCATCGTTGCCCACCAGCTGATACCACTTCATACTCACCCGTGCGGTGCGCAGACGGGGGTTCAGGGTCACGCTCTTGTTGTAGAGGGTGTTGGCGGGCTTGGAGCGGGAGGCGCCCCAGCTGTCATCCTCAAAGAGGAAGATGTCATTGGACATGATGTCCAGTTCCTTGGTCTGGCCGATGGGCACGGTGGTCATCTCAGCCAGCCAGCCCAGCCCGGAACTCATGACGGTGGGCAGCATGGGGGTCACGATCTCGGTGACGATACCGGCCAGAGTTTTGAGGTACAGGCCGTCGCTCATAAACTTGCGCTGGTTGCGGCGGAACTCGTCCAGATCAGCGGGGGGAATCTCCCCGCTCAGGGCGCACACCCGCTTGGCGCAGAAAAGCAGCAGGTTCTTCTGAAGGTTGCGGTTGGTCATGCTGTAGCTGTTCTGCCCCTCGCCGTCCGCCAGCATGGCGGTGAAATCGTCGGGCTGCTTGGTCATGACCCGCAGGGCGCGCTCATCCCGGCCCAGACGCTCACGCATCAGCAGACGGCCGCAGGTCACGATGTCGGCCCGCTCCCGCTCCGCGTTGCTGAACTCCTTGGCGGCGCTGTCATACACATTAGGATCAATGCTGTTCAGTCTGATTGCCATTGTTGTCACTCTCCTCTCGTTTCTCAGCCCGCTGCCGCGTCAACCTTGCAGGCCAGCACGTCCACGAACTCAAATGCGCTCTGTGCGCCCTCGGTAAAGGTGCCGCCGGTGGGCAGAACCTTGAAATACGGAGTCCCCACGTCGGTGGGAGCGGCGGTGGCGGGCACCAGCAGACCGTTGGCAATGGTCAGGAACTTGTTGGCCCCCAGAGCGGTGGACACGTTGCCGATGCCGAACCGGTAAATCTTGTTCCCGTCGAACACGATCTTGGTGAAGGTGACGGGATAGCCCTTGGGAGCGGGCAGGCCCAGCGTGTTGGCACCCACCTTGTAGAGGTTTCCGGTCGCGGGGTCCTGAACCATGTTCACGTCATAGGGGTTGCAGGCGAAAATGCCGTCGCCCTCGCTCTTCACGGCGGCTCCGGTGGCCTTCATGTTCCAGCTGTTGCTGTTCTTGATGGTCACGGCGGCATCGGTGGGTCCAACGCCCACATAGCCCTCGCAGTCCATCAGCTCATCCTTTACGCACAGGAAACCGGCGGAACAGGTCTCGTCTGCCTTATCGCCGTTCTGGAACTTGCCGGTGATGTTCAGGGTCTCGTCGAATACGCGGTTGGTCACACGGGGCCAAAACGCAGTCTTTTCAATGTATGCCATTGTGATTCACTCTCCTCTCGTATCTCAGCCGTTCATGCGGGCAAGCATTTCTTCAATGCCGCCGCCCTCACCGCTGTTGGTCTTGGGGTTGTTCCATGCGAAGGAATGCTGCTTGGCGGCCATTTCCTTCTTGCGCTTTTCGGTCTGTGCCTTGCCGTGTGCGGCCATCAGGTCCAGCACGGCGCGGTCTGCGCCGCAGAACTTCCCGTCGGTCTCCATGGCTGCGAACTCCTCTGCCCGGTCACACAGGCCCTTGGCGGTCTCGGTCATGTCGGCGTCGCCTTCCACGGCGCAGGCCCGGATGTCCTCCAAGGCCCCGTTCACGGCTTCTTTCACGGCTTCGACCCGGCGCTCATGCTCGGCGGCTTCCATGGTGCGGATCTTCTCCTCCGCCTCGTCCAGACGCGTCTGCAATGCCTTCACGTCCTCCGCCTGCTGCCCCTTGGCGGCGCAGGCATAGTCCACGATGTCGCTCACCTCTGCCATGGCGTTCACGCCCTCGCCAAAGGGGAAGGCTGCCGTGAGGTAAGCGGGCTTGATGCGGCTCTCCACCACGGCGCCGTTATCCTCCGCGTTAAAGGCGTAGGTATAAGCGCTGCCGGCAGAGTCCACGAGGCCAACGTGCATCCCGTCCTCGCTCAGAGCGACCACGCGGTAGCCCTTGAACTTTTCGGACATGGCCTCCATTGCCTTCTTGCTCATGATGTTCACTCCTTTTCTCTTGTTCGTTTCGTTGCTTCCCTTTCCGGGGTCCAGAGACGCCGCCCGCAGTTTCAATGTCTTAAACTCTTCCTGCATGGCACTCAGCGCCTTGATCCGCGCCCCCGGAATTGCCGGCGGCACATCGTCTCCCAGCACGGTTACGCCAAGACCCGCCCAATCCGTAATGATCTCGTCCTCGCCGTCCATGTGGGATTTTTTCGTATCGGTCTCAGCGGAAACATCCATGCGCCCTGTCCGCACGATTTTTTCCACCAATTCCGGTGCGTAAAACTGGAATAACCGGCCCTTTGCCCTGATCCACTCGTTCCCGTCCTCTTCCACAATGGAAAAGTCCTTGGGATCGTCGGATAGGGTCCCTACGATGCGCTCCGCCGTTCCGTCCATGAACGTGTAGCCCTTCTCGCCGGTGTAGGGGTCCCTCACTTCTCTCATGTTGTGTCCGTCCCCCACCTTGCGGCCCACATAGGCACACAGAATGGGCTGACCCACAAACGTCAGGTAGTGCTCCCGCATATTGCGGAAATCCCAATGATTCTCATTCAGCCCGGAGCGCATGACCCACAGCTCCACGCCGAACTCGTATTCGCTGAGCCGCTGCATGACCCGCAGTTCGCCGGACATTTTTACGTGCTCCGGCGGGGTTCCTCTCGTCCGAAACGGCATGGTCACGCCTCCTCTCCGTCAAACAGCTTTTCCACCCAGTTGTCATAGCTGGTGGCGCTGCCGTCGGTCTTGTCATACATCTGCCATGCGTAGAGCATGGTCTCGTAGCTTTTGCTGTTCTCCATCTGAAGGTTTTCAAATTCCCTTGCCAGCGGATACAGCCCCACTTCTTCGCTGGTGCCCACGCAGTCTCGCAAGGCGTCCTCAATATCCTCCAACAGCCGGATCACTTCTCTGAAAACGCCGTCCATGTCCTCCGGCCGCTCCCGGTATTCCGGGGTCTCCGGGTATTCCTGCATCAGGTGCCGCTGGTGGAGAATGTCTCCGATCACGTCAAACCGCTTGGGCTGTTCGTGGGCCAGACGGTGAATGGCGTCCGCCGTGTGTACCAGTCCAAACTCCACCAGAACCCACTCCTTCAGCGTGTCCAGACCCCGTGCGGCGTTCTGGTATGCCGCTGTGGCCCGCCTCGCCGCGTCCCGCAGCGGGGAAAAGCGAGGATTTTCGTAGTGGTAAATGTCCCGCAGCTTTGCCATGTGGTTTCCTCCTCTCGTGTTGAAAAAAAGCGCTGCCCACGCCGGAATATCCGGCGTCAGCAACGCTTTGCTCCTCCCGCTCACCGCTTAGAGCGGGGTGCTCTGTTCACTTTTTCTTCGGCTATTCGCCATAGGTGTCAATGTCCGCCTCCTGGCCCTCGCTGGTCACGGTTCCGTCCCCCTTGGGTCTCCCGCCGGGGTTCAGATCGTGGGCCGCCTGGGGCGGCAGTCCGCTTTCGGACTGCTTGGCATTGTAGCTTGTCACCAGCGGCAAACGCTTATCCATGATGCCGCTTGCCTTGATGGCGTTGGAAATGCTCAGATCGTCCAGCAGGGAAAGGTCGTTCATGGCCATGTAGATGATCGTCTGCGGCAGAATGCCGAGGGTCATTCCCTGCTTGGCCTCCTCCATCCGCTTTTCCTCTGTGGAGAGGGTCCCAAAGAGTGCGAACCGCCACGAATATTTCAGATTCAGCTTGTCCATAATGGCCGCCATCATCCGTTCGTAGCCCCGGTATACGCACTCCGCAAACTTCCCTTCGATTTGCAGGGAGATTTGAGCGATGCCCGCCTTGGGGTCCTCCGTGGTGGGTACGATGGCGGACAGCCCCGCCTTGTTCATGGCGTAGCTGTACCCGGCTGCGGAAATCTTGGTGGCGCTGGGTGCTTCTGCCAGCTGGTGCATTTTGATGTTTTCCACAGGAGCCGTGAACCAGCCGATCCCGCTGGTGTTGCTCTCTGTCAGCATCTGATACCACAGGTATTCAAACAGCCGTCGTCCCGCGTCTGAAAGCCGGTAATCGTCCTCTGTGCTTGTAATTTCGGACTTATCCTTGTAGGGGATCTCGCCGGTAAACAGGGCGATCAGGGGGTTCTGCACCAGTTCCAGCTGGATTTGCTCGTACTGCGCCATCTGCACCAGAGAGAGATACAGCCCCGCCAGCGGGGAAATGGCGTTCCGGGATACATCGTCTGCCTCAAAGGTGAAAATCTTGTCCACCGGCAGCGTCACCCAATAAAACCACCGCCCGTTCTGGGAGTATACCTCCGGGTCTCCCGCCAAGCGGCCTCCGGTCTGCTTCCTCCGCTGTTCCAGCACGTTCAGGTCCACCCGGTCCCGCGCCGCGAAGATCACCCGCTTCCCCGTTCCCTCCGGTGCCCGCTCCGCCGATGCGTAGAAGTCATCCAGATAGGGCAGCAGCAGGTCTCCGAACTGTAACGGGTCCGTCCCCGGCTGCATAAAGTACATCAGGTTCATCGCCACCGTGTATTTGGAAATGTTGTTGAACCCCACGATCTTTACCCAGTCGCTGGGGAGCTGCTGTAAAAAGGCGTGGTTTACCTTGTTGTGGGGCTTGTCCACGCTGATCCGGGGATAGTAGAAAACCTTTCCCTCCTGCAAGACCTGTCCCGCGATCTCATGGGCCGTGGCCTTGGGGTCCAGCGTTTTCCGCAGCTTGTCCAAAAGCTGCCATTCCCGCAGGAAGTCCTCCCGCTTTGCTTCTTCCTCTGTGGCATACTCCGGGGCAATGTAGCTGTGGTAGGTCAGCATTTCCGTGTACACCTTCCGGGTGTGAAACAGGGGATACGCCGTCCATTCCAGCGCGTGGGCCACCTGCCGCAGCCCCTGTTCGTTGCCGTCCGGTGCGGTGAGCATCTCCGCCACCTTGTCCTTGCTGTAATTCACCGGAAGCGAGGAAATGGCCTTTACCCGGCGGTTCTGAATGTAGGGGTTATTCCGGGTGTAGGTGTTGCTGGCCGCCCGCATAAACGCGCTGCTTACGGCGTCCATGGGCAGATCGCCGTACTGTGCCGCCAGTTCCCGCAGCCTTCCGAATATCTTCGGGTACGAGGCAAATTGCACCGACCTCAATTCAGTTTGCAGGTCCATGCTCCCCGCCTCCCTTCATGCGTTCCCGCTCCTTCTGCAATTCCCATTCCAGCCGGTCCAGAGTGCTGACCCATTGCTTCTCCGCTGCTTCCGGCGTTACGCCCGCTTGGGCCGCCGCTTCTGCCAGGATCATGGTGTTGCAGTCCGCCAGCCACAGGCGGTCCCCGTCTGTCAGACGGTCCAGGTCCGCCCCGGCCACCTCCACTGCGCCCTCCGGCTTTTTCCGTCCGGTGAGATACAGCAGAATGTACCCTGCGCAGATCCGGTAAAACCGGGTGTCATACGCGATCTCTTCCGTTTTCCGGGTCCGCCCCATGGCGTACAGCCGGTATCGTTTCTTCCGTTGAGCCATTGTCAAAACCTCCGGCCTCCCCGCCGCGCCGTCACCAGCCGTCCGCTGCTTCCGGTGCTGATAGGCGGAGCCACTTTGTTTTCCTTGAACCGATCCAGCGCCGACGCCCAGTCACTCTTGTTCTTTCCGTGGATCTCCGTCAGCAGTTCCTCCCGCTCGATCAGCTGGGCCAGCCGCAGGGCATATTTTGTGGCGGACCAGCTATCGCGCTGGATGGCCTTGGAAATGCGCTTCTCGCTCATCCCCGCCCCGCTGGGCACCAGCTTCAGGTTCTGTATCTGGCCGGACAGCTCCCGGCACTTCTGGTAGGGCTGTGCGAACTGGTAGTCCCGGTCATCGTCCCGGATGCGGTGGGCGCGCTTATACGCCTCCACGCCCTCATTGGCGTTCAGCGTCAGCAGTTCAACGTTGTGGTGCTCAAACTCCGTCTGCGCGTATTTCAGCATTTCAAAGTCCGGGTCCGTCACGCCGGTGCCGCCGGCCTTGATGGGGTAGATCACCGGAATCGCCCCCGGCAGCTCCGCCGCCGCATAGGCCGCGTGGTTCTTCACGCACAGGGGCGGAAGGCCGTCTCCCAAGTCGGTCATCAAATCTTCCAGCACCCCGCGCCCGTACTGCCAGGAGTCGATGGCGATGTAGGTCTGGCTGCCGTCATAGCAGAATCGGTTCCAAATGGCCTTCAGCCGCCGTGCCTGGGCCTTGCTCTGGTCCGGCGGCGGCCAATCGTCAATGTAAACCAGCTGCTTCAAAAAGCGGTCCCGTTTCAGGTATTCCCGCTGACGGGTCAGCTTCAGCACCACGCAGGCGCACTTGGCGTTTTTGGCGGAATCCTCGTAGGAAACGTCATAGCCCACGATGTAAATAACTTCCTCCGGTTCCAGCTTGGGGTGCGGGTCCTTGCAGCAGTGCTCCGTCTCCATCACCAGCACCCGCTGGGAATCCGTCAGCACCTCGTCGGAAAGCACGGGGAACTCGTCTGCGCCGGTGTACCGGCTCTCCATCTCCCGCATCCACCGTTCAATGGTCAGTTTCTCTTTCAGCTTTTGTGCCCAGGAATAGGGCCGCATCTGCTGTAAGATCACGCACTGCCACGGAATATCCACCGCAAAAGATTTTTCGCCCCGCCACATGGCTTTCAATACGGAGCACCGAACCTGAAAAGCATGGTTCTGCTTGCGCCCCGCGCTGGTAATGGAATGGCTTTTGTATGCCACAAAGTTGGGGTCCGGTTCTCCGTTTACGTTGTGCCGCAGACGAACCGCCGGAAGTACAACGGTGGTGTATTCGTCAAAGTCGAAGGGCGGGTTTTCCTCTTGGGCGAACTCCTCCGCCGTAGCTGCGTGAATGTTATCGCCACGCTTGGCCCCAATGTAAAAGGCGCTTCCGCCGTCCGTCTCGATCTTGAAATCGTCCTTGCTCTCCGCGCTGACCCGCCAGTGCTTGGCGAGGGCCGCATAGTCATGTTCCAAGGCGCGGAAGGTTTTTCCGCCGATACCCGCCAGCTGTTTTAGTGCCGGTCCCACATACAACACCTGTGTTCCCGGCCACACAACGCCGTTTACCATCTCCGTCAGCAGCTTTGTGTAGGTTTTTGTCATGCCGCGGGTGCCGGTGATCGCAACTTCCTGATTGCGGGCGTAGGCCCGCATCATCATGCGCTGAAGCAGTTCTAATGTCTTAAAATCGCTGTCATCACTGCGGAGAATGTCCGCCAGAATGTCGGGGTGCTAATACCAACGGCCTGTCCAGATCAGGAACGCATACCACGCATCCTCATAGTCTGCGTAATTTCTGGTTTCCGTCTCTTTCTTCTGTACCCAGCCAGAAGTCGCAGACCAAACCTTTCCGGATCGTCTTGCCATTGGTATCAACTCACCTCCCTTATCCTGGTTATTTCTTCTTTGCCGGCGGCATTTTCACAATGCCAAGTTCTTTGTACGACTCTTTTTCCTGTTCGTCAGGTTCCTCCGCAAACTCGCCCAAATCATCCCGCAGACGCATGTCCGGCGGAAGCGTCGGCAGTTCCGAAAGGCCGTCATTGACCCGCGTTGTGTTGGCTATGTACAAAAGAATCTGTTCGGCGGCATCTTTTGTGTAAGAATACTTGGGCCGCCGGTGAAACAGAATCTCAAACATTTCATCCGGTGAGCACTGCTTCCCGTTTTTCAAAAGCCCCGCCTTTTCCAGACGGTCCACAATGCCGTCGATCCTCAAGTCATCAATCGGCTTGGCATCCCGTTTCCGCAGTCCCTCGCTGGACAGGTTATCCTGAACCATCTTGTTCAGCTTAGCCGCCTTGTCATATTGGCCGATGGCCCGCATCTTATCCCGGTCCAGCGTCATCTTCGCGCAGTCCCGCAGAATGAACTCCTGCTTCACGCTTACGCCGCCCGCCGCCATCAGGTCGCTGGACAGTGCCTCATAAATGCGGTCCAGTTCGTCATAGTCCTCAGAGGTGTAGGGGTTCTTTGCGGAGTTCTCGCCCCAGTTCTTCCGCTGCTGTGCCGTCCCCACCTTCCGGTTCCGGGCGGACTTCTCGTTGCCCACCGCTTTGGTAAATTCCCCGGCGGACAGCCCTTCACCAAAAATCTTGGTAATGTCCGTCAGTCCGTCCAGAAAGCCAAGAGGTTCTCCCCGCCGTGTGTCCAGCTTTTTTAGCCGCAGGTTGTCCAAATAGGCGATCCACTTCTCGCCCACGTCCGGCTCCTTTGGCACCGCCAGCATATCGAAAGGGCGGTCAAATTCAATGCAGCAGTAAAAAAGGGCAAGGCTGTCGCTCGTGGCACGGGCAATGGCGTCATAGCGTTCCTGCTGTGCAGTCAGTTCCGCTGTATCCATCGGTTCCAGTTCCATTCGCGGCCTCCTTCCCCTAAAAAAACAGAGAGTGAAAAGAATTTATTTCTTCTCACTCTCTATTATTTCACAAGATTTTCCCGATTTGGTAAACTTTAGTAGCCACTTGAAAAATTTTTTATTCCGGCTCCAAGCCAAGGATGTAATCCACACTCACGCCGTAAAAATCTGCCAGCGTGATCAGGGCCGTGGCCTTCGGTTCCTTCATGCCGCTTTCGTAAAAGCCTACCATGCCGTGGCTCATACCGCAGTATTCGGATACCCGGCGGCTGCTCATGCCTCTGGCCCGCCGCAATTCCCGCAGCCGTACCGCGTAGACCGGCAGTTCCCTGCCCTGCTTGTGGTCCTCAGTCCTTTCCATCGTCCCCCTCCCCTTCCAGCAATTTGCAAAGCCGTTTCAGGTGCCGTTCGATGCTTTCCATCTTCCAAAGCAAAGAAAACAGCGCCAGCATCGTGCAGGCGTATACCGTCATGGCAATATTTCCGCTGCTCGCCTCATAGACCGCAAAGCCCACCACTACAAGCAGGATCACAAAATTTACAAGCGTCTCTGCCATGTCCTCCGCCCCCTTTCTCAGACTGCCCGGACCTCTCCGGGCAAAAAGTTCTCCGTCACGTCCCCGCCAAGGGTTTTGGTCGTCACGGCGATAAACCGTCCCTTGGGGTGAATCCATGTCACCCTCCCCGTCCGCATCGGGCACAGCTCCACGCTTGACCGCTCACTTTTCGCCCGCTCCACCGGCAGCGTCTTGAACTTTGCCCGCACCGTCTGTCCGATCTTCATTTCCGTCCTCCATACGTCACTTTTTTCAAATCTTTGTACCGCTCAGCGTGCGGAATCAGCTCCGCCTTATCCCGGATGATCTCCTTCAGCACCCGGTCCATGTGCTCCTGACACACGTCCGCCGCCGGGTTTTTGTAGTCCAGTGCCGGCCTGTATTCTTTTCTCACCTCTGCCCATGCTTCGGTGAGCCGCATAATGCGATCATAGCCCCAGCCCTCCGTCTGGTGGATCGCGATTTGCAATGTATCAATGTCGAATTGCGAGGTTATAACCATCGTTGCCTGAAGCAGCCGGTTGGTCTCGTTTTCCCACCGTTGCAAGTACCCCGATTGTTTAGACATCTTACTTCCCCCTTAACAAGTACAGTTTCAGCCACAGTGGAATGTCGGCGATTAAAATGCATTTGAAATAAAACACGATAAACGCAATGCCAGCGGCTATGACCATCGTCCAAAAGGCTATAATCAGCCAGTCTTTCCGTTTCATTCAGCACCGCCGTCCTTTCTCTTGCCGTAGATGTACTTATCCATGCTGCTTCGTCTCCTCCTGAGTCTGGTTGAGCAGCATGATTTCTTCCAAGGACAATTCGTTGCGAGCAACTGCCAGCACCTGCCTGTCCGTCAGGCCGTACTTGTCTCTAAGTGGCGCCAAAATCGCACACATATTCTTCTTGGTGAAGGGGACCTGCCCAGACGTGAGCTTGCTGTAAGCCTTCTGAATTTCAACGGCTACTTCTAACTGCATAGTTTAATATCTCCTTTCAGTCGATGAGTTGATGCTGCAGCCCACGCAGTGCACTTTCGCAGGAAGCCGGGCGCTCAACGTTCAGTGTTGTCACCTCCGTCCATCTTGGCCCCGCAGTTGGGGCAGTAATCCGACAACAATTCAAACCCATTTACAAGCACTTGCGCCGCATCGTGGCAAACAGAGCACTCGTGCCTGTCCGGCGATGGAACACAGTTCCCTGCTTCCTCCCACGAAATCCACCGCCCATCATTCTCAGCCCTCCTGTTCCATTTTTCAGCATACTCTCCCGGATAACCCGTTTCCGGATTTGCGTCTCCAGCCCCTAAAACAAAAGGCTGATTTATGTCGTTAAGGACACAATCTGTATCATCGTGCATCCAGTATTGCTCAATGATGCGCTTTCCGAAACGATTCACATAGCTCTCCCGGTAAAAGTTCAGTTTACCGCCGCAGAACGGGCATGGTTTTAAGTCATCCATCCTTCATCGCCTCCAATGCCGCTTCCGCCTCCTCGCGGGTGAGGAATACGGTCTTGCCGATTTCATCGACCGGCACGCCGAAAATAGATTTATCAACAAACCCGGCTACGATATCCCATTCAATGAATGTACAAAACAATTCCACGCGAATTGCCTTTACTCGGTATTCGCTTATGGTTTTTCGACTTGTAACCTCATACACCGTATCTCCCACCTTGCATGGCAGCACCACCAGCCGACCGTCCTTGTCAGCCTCGGCCAGCTCGCGCAAGCGGGTATAGTTGCAAAGGCTTTCCAAATCAGCAAGACGCATGAGCTTCAGCGCGATCTCGTCTGCCTTATCCTTCGGCAGAACTTCCTCCGGCGCACACGCGCTGTCCTCGTAGGCGGCGAGGCGATCCTTGAGGCGATTGCGGCAGTACAGTGCGGTACAGTCAACCATCGGCTTACCATGCTTACCCGTCCAATCCGCTTTGCACTTCTGGCAGTCCATCATTGCCTGTCCATCGGTGTCTCGCTTCGTCAGTCGTTCCATCTTCTTACCCCCTCCACCGGCATCCGTTACAGGCCCCCTCATGGGCCAGCGTGTAGTTTCCGCACTTTAGGCACAGTTCGTTTCGCAGGGCGTTAATCTCTTTCGCCTGTGCTTCGATCACGTCAGCCGCCTCCGCCAGATCATCGCCCAGCGTGATTGGCGTTTCCCACTCATTTGCCCGCGCCCATTCTGCGTGCTCACGCAGCGCATTTACGAGGTTTGTATCTCTCATAGTTCCTCCCTTATGTCTCCGCCCCATTGCTCCGCCATGGCTCTGGCGATGCCTTTGAATGTTTTACTCCCCATCTTTGCGTTATGAGCCACCCCACGGCTTCCTTTGCCGCCTCGGCTAAACGCGCCTGTATTTGACGGCATCCAGGGGGAATATTCAGTTAAAATTTCAGTAGGAATCAAATTCGGGAGATTTTTATTCCATAACAAAGTGGCTTTAGAATAAGGCTCTCCATATTCATAAGGCTGAATAACCTGAGATGGGTTTGGTAATTTAACAACTTTAAGTGGACGAGGATTTTCAATGGCAATATGTTCACATTTGGCATTAGCAAATTGCATAAAAAATTCTTTTGCTTTTAACGCAAGAGCAAGCCTTTCGGGATTGATTACACCTGCTTTTGGGTACATCCATCTTGCTCCCGCTTTAGACATATAAGTGCAAGGCGGGTGACAAATCAACAAATCCCATTCGCCCTTAATAACATGATGTTCACCATCCATCGTATCAAACTCACAATCGCCATTAATTAGGGGTAATACGTCTTGTTGAATATGCCACTCAGGATGCCCACCGGACGGCTCCTGAATGTCGCAGCTATACGCCTCGTGGCCCAGCGCCCGGAACGCCTTGCAGACTTCCTGCGATTCCTCGCAGGCTATCAACACTTTCATACGTCCTCCACCTCCGCAAGCCAGAATTTCTTCCGGCACTTAATACAGTTTGTCCCTGTGGGGCAATTCCCACACAATGCTCTATCCACTTGGCAGGGGGATACCCGGACAAGCCCTGTGTCTGGATATATTGGCGCATCGGGAAACATCTTCAAGAACTCGCTCTGGCGTGTTTTGATGGGGTGCGCGACAGCCCACCGCTCGACAAACTTCACCGCCCCTACGTTATCTCCTGCTGCCCTATAATCGGTGTAGCGCATTTTTTCTTCGGTATATCCCCTTTTACTGAGACGGTCAACCTTGTCCAAAAACTCCACAGCATCCATCATTTTTCCTCCCCTTCCTCGTCCAATTCGTTGAAATACTGGCTCCCGCAGTAGGGACAGCCAACCTTCCGGAACCGCTCAAAAAAGCATTCCGGGCGCGGCTCCGAACCGTCTAAGATCAGCGGGGCTTCAAACTCCGCACCGCAGGTTTCACAGTGATACATGGTGTTTTCCTTTCTCCGGGCGGTAAACATCTCCCCGGTCCCACGCCTTCGTGGCGCAGTTCAGACTGTGATACGGTCTGGTCCGCGCCCCGCAGGAGGTGCACGCCACGATGTAGTCAAAGGGCGGTGCCGCATCCTCGACCCGCTCCCCGCTGTCCAGTCCGCAGAGAGGGCAGGGGGGCAGCTTTTTATTCCACCCTGCTCTCCGGTTCTCCCTGTTCACGGCGTTCCACCTCCCAAAATGGCTTTCGTCAGCAAAATCGCCACCAAAAGCAAGAAGCAGATCCCGCCGATCAGGGCGGAGGTGTACGCCCGCTCCCGCCGCCGCTGCTCTCTGGTCTTGCGGTTCTTCTCCGCCCGCCGCCGTTCCATCTCCCAGTAGGCTTCCTGTTCCCAGTAATCGTTGCTGTGCTTCATGTCCCGCTCCTTTCGTTTCCGCATGGGAACAAAAACCGTCCCATGTCTCCCGGTTCCTCTAACGTGCCGAACCTCCGTTTGGTAACAGCGATGGGGAACTCCTCAATCTCGCTGGCCCATAGGCACGTTCCGCGTCCGTTCAGCTGCTCCCAGATCAGCGGAAAACCGCCTATTCCATCGAACAGGCTTGCCATTGTGGCGTCCCGCTCGTAGTTGCCGCACAGCCGTTTCAACAGCCATTTCCACGGCGGCAGGGCGATGGAGTTGCCCAGTGCCTTATACCGGGGGCTGTCCGCGTCTTTGTGGCGTTTGCCCTTGCTGTCCGTCCACTCGCCCAAGTCCGTCCAGTGGTCAGGAAAGCCCTGAAGCCGTTCACATTCCAGCGGGGTCAGACGGCGAACCACCATGTTTTGGCGGATCGTATTGTTCAGGTTCAGGCTTTGGCCTCCACTTTCCTTTGCCTGCAAGGTTCCGTTGATTTCCCCGCCCTCACGAAAGTTTCGGCAGTCAACGCTTGCGACATACGCAGCCATATCTGTTCGGTATGGGTCATTGGCTTTTGCTCTCAATGCTGGGTGAATTTCACTCGATACAACCAGCATATTGTTATAGGCATCCTGCCCGTTATAGCTCCCTGCGTGTGCTCCGGGCGATAAAGTCCCGGTTGTTTTCTGGTACGTCAACGGGATTTGGTTGCCGCCGGTTCCCATACGGGCTTGCAGACTGGGGGCTACCTCGCCGCAGTCCCGGATCACGTCGCAGGCGTGGCTCATATCCAGAATGGAGGGCTGGTGCCCATGCTCCTGTGCTCTCAGCGTCCCGGAAACATCATGGCTCACGCCCATCATGCTACCGCCCTGATCGTTCAGGCACAGAACCGCCGGTTTGTTTCCCCCGCACTCAGCGTTCAGTGTGGGTGCCTGTTCCTCGGCGTAGCCGATGCTCCGGGCCTGTTCACTGTTCCCCAGCTTAAACCCGGCGCACAGTACGGCTTCCTGATTCTGGCCGCTGTTTTCTCCGGCTTGCAACGTTGGCATCACACCGGCTTCGCTGTATACCCGCTTGCTCTGAGAGTCCCACGGGGTAAGGCAGTTCGCCCCGGCGCAAACCGCCGGTCTGTCAATGGTGTTGAGCGTATAGCTCACATCCTCGCGCCATCCCTTGCCGTTGCATCCCGCTGTGTCGGCTCGGTCGATTGCGTTTCCTTGAGGGCAGAAAAGCGTCTGATCATTCCCTGCCTTAATCGTCCCGCTTTTCTCCGTCTGGACTAAGGCTCCTTTTCCGCCTCCGTCGCATCCTCCCCTGATTCGGACTGCGTAAGCAGCACCGCTTTCAGCACTGGCGGCAAGGCTTTCCCCCGCCGCTCCGCTCTCCGCAGGATACCCTGACATGCTTTGCCGCTCAAACAATATTTCCCATGCGGTGTCGCCTCCAAAATCTGCGACAAGCGCGATTCTACGGCGACGTTGGGGGACTCCCCAGTGTTGCGCATCGAGCACTCGCCACGCAACGCTCCATCGTCCTCCCATTTCATCGTGGTATCCCCCCCAGGTGTTCCAACCTTTTTCAGGCACTTCAATATCGGGGGCTTCCGGCTCTGCGACCCGGATGGCTTCTTCGAGGACGGCCGCGAAGTCTTTTCCGCCGTTGCTTGAGAAGGCTCCGGGAACATTTTCCCAGACCATATACCGAGGTCGCACAAACTCACCTGTTCGCCCCATTCTTCTGTCACGTTCTCTCATCTCCTTGATAATCCGTATTTGCTCCATATACAGGCCGGAACGCGCCCCGGCAAGTCCTGCCCTCTTTCCAGCAATGGAAAGATCCTGTCTAACAAGGTGAACCACCTATCACACAATCCACGGGTTCTACTTCATTTCCGTGAATTTTTGTGACATCTCCATAATGCTTCACCTAAATCACCCCCTCTTGCACTTTCAAATAATCGTCTCGTTTTCTTTCCCTCCGCAGCTTTCGTTTGCACCGACTTAGAAAATCCGCATCCATGTGCATCTCCCGGCAAATATCCGCCGGGTCTGTCCGTGCTTCCAGCAGCTCCCGCAGCTTGCGCATTTCCGCTTCCCGCAGAAGGGGCGGCCGCCCGCCGCGGCTGGTAGTCCGTCCTCCGCCCGCGCAGTTCACGCATTCCGCATAGGGGCAGTGGTTCAGGCAGTAGTCGATCTGGCTCTGCCGGTCATGGGTGCATATCTCGATCCGGTCTTTCCCGTCCGCGCTGTCCCATGGCAGCACAGCCCGCACGATCACAGTTACGGTCTCCACCGGGCATATCTCCTTTCCGTTCATACCTCCCGCACGGTGATGTGCTTCATAGCCTGCATCATCTTCACCTTCATGCGGTAGGTCTTGTCTTTTTTCGTAGAGGGGCCTTTTACGTCCTCCACAACCAGATGCCATGTGCCGTCCTTCCCCCGCTCCTCGTAGGAGAAGTCCGCCCGATACGTCACGGCGCGGCTTCGGTCGCCGTTGGCCGTGATGTAGCTTTCCTTCAGCGTGAATTGGGGTTGGAGCCGCAGATCCCGGATGGCCCCCGCCTTGCTGAGCAGTGCCAGCTCGTCATACCGGGCCGCCTCCTTGCGGCTGTCAAAGGTGTGCTCCGTTCCGTTGGGCAGGGTCCGGGCGGTGGGGTGGTTGTGGTGCTTGCGCTTACCCTCCGCCGCCGCTTCCGCCTTCCCCTTCTCCTCCACCACGAACCGGGCCATTACCCTGGCCGTCCGATCAATTTGCTGGGCCTGCATCTGCTGCTGTACCTGCTTCCGGTATCGCTCCGGCAGACTGTTCAGATCATCCAAACAAACGCTCATCGCTTTTCCTCCTGATACTTTGGGCAGTCCAAAACCTGCACCCGCTCTACCACTCCGTCCCGCTCCATGCGGGATCTCCGCCGGACCTTCCAGCCGGGAACGTCCTCAAAGCGGACCTTTCCGCTTTTTTCGTCCACCCGGCTCCATTCGCATTGCCCATAGGCCAGTTTGCAGGACCAGCACTTGTGCAGACTGTTGGAGGGTTCCTCCTTCTCCGCCTTCGTGCTGTATCTCCGCATACAGCTGGCAAGCGTAAAATTACCTGCCATCCCCATCGGCCTTTCCCCGGAGATAGGCCATCACCTCATCCCGGCTGCGCCGCTGGGGCCGTACCGCGTCCTTGAACCATTCCGGCGGCTTCACCGCCTCGGCTTCCGGTTTTGCTTCCGCCGCCGGCAGGGGCTTCTTCTCAGGTGCCGCCAGTTTCTCCGGCTCCGGCCCGGTGCCGATACGCTGTACCAGCGCCCGGACCTCCGCAGGCAGGGCGTTGATCTCCCGTTCCCGTGCGGAAATGGCCCGATAGCTGCGCTGAAAGTTGCTGGATACTACGCTGTGCACCGTCTCCGTGTCCATCCGCGCCCACTCCCGCAACGTGTTGGGACTGCCCACGATCCGCTGTACCACCGGCGGGAACTTCTCAAATTCCTCCTCAGCGCCGTACAGCCCGTTTCGGATGGCCCTTGCCACCAGACCCCACGCCTCTGCCTCCGTCATTTCCGGTTTTGCCGTCAGCAGGCGAAGTTTGGCCTTTACCTGTCCGATGGTGGGCGGGAAGCCCTTTTCGTCGCTTTCGATCACGCTTTTTACCGCCGCCGCCACCAGTGCCACCTCGTCATGGGCAAACATATCCGCCCACAGTTTGATGGCGTTGCGCATATCCGGCCCGGTGGTGCTGCTGTAAAACCGGGGATAGGCCGCCGTCAGAATATCCATGATGATGCCTGTCTCCTGTCTGGTCATGTTGTGCGGCCCTCCTCCGCGTCCATCTCCGCTGCCAGCTCCGTCCAGCTTTTCCGGGGCTTGTCCGTCCGGGATGCCGCCGGGGCGGGCTTTCCCTTCCCGCTGTCCCGGCCTTCCCATGTGAGAAACTTCTGCTTCCAGTTCTTCACCGGATTCCCCTTGCTGTCCCTCCACGAGCGGCCCTGTGCGTCCGGGGTGTTAAAATACTCGAAGAACCGCCGGGGGTCCACCATGCTCTGCCGGGACGCGGCGTAGGCTTCCACCTCTTCCAGCGTGGGCGGTACGAATTTCACCGCCGTCCGCTTTCCGCTCTCCGGTGCCTTTGGCTCACTGGGGGCACTGCCCCCCATATCTTCTGAACGTAGTGAAGAAGATATATCTTCTATATCTATCTCTTTCTCTATCTCTTTCTCTCCGTAACGATGTTCGCACAATGTTCGCACATCGTTCGCACATTGTGACGATTCTCCCAGCTTTGCTCTTGCTCTGGACTCCCTCATCCGCTTTGCGGAGGAACCTTCGCTCCCAACGTTTTTCACCGCATACGGGAAGAAAAACGTGACGTCATCCGAGGTCTCCGCCAAACCGCAGGAAAGAAGGTAGTTGATCGTCACCTCCACGTTGGCCGGTTCCTCATCCAGTTCCAACGCCAGCTCATCGGCAAAGTTATCGTCAAGACCTGACCACTGCAAAATTCCATCGTGCTTCATGGCAATGAGCTGCATTTTCAGGTAAATGATGAGGTAGGTATCCCCGCCCGCCAGCTTGCGGAGTTTTTTGATCCGCTTGGACGTAAAGAAGTCATCATAGAGCCGCAGCCAGAAATACCGGTTTTCTTTCGCCATAGGTCAATTCCCCCTAAATCTGCGGTACATAATCGTAGGGTTCGTCCTCTTCGGGCTGTTCCCACGGCAAAACGGCGTCCTCCTGACTGTCAAGGGAACCCGCCTGACTGCCGCTGTGTTCCATAGGCTTCGCCGGTTCAGAGGAGCGCGGCTTCTCACTTTCTGCCGCCAGCAGCCCTAACACTGCCGCCATCACCGTCTGCGGGGCCACGAACTCCGCGTGAAGCTCGCTCCACTCCTTCTGTTCCCCGTCACGGGTGGTGTAGCTCCGGGTTTTCCACACGCCGCACACCAGAACGGCATCCCCTTTTTCAAGGCACGCCGCCATGCGGGTCACGTCATCGTCCCCCACGGCAGACACGTTCATGAACTCGCCCTTGGCGTACTTCATGCCAAATTCCGCTTTCGGTGTCCCCTTGGCGGTGGCCCCAGTCTTGACCTCGCGGGTCACGGTGCCGGCACACATCATGTAGCGGCTCCCGTCCTCCTCCCGCGTCTTAATGGAGATCAGCATGGTCTCTCACCTCATTCCCCAAAGAAAGTGGCCGCATAGTCCATACCATCGTCCTGCGCCTTCTGAGAGGTCTCTGCGGTCTTTTCCGCCTTTGGGGGTGTAACCATACCGGATTCGCTCTCCACGGTTTCCTGATGGGCTTCCACAGCCACGGGGGCAGTCTCCACCACCTCTCCGGTAGATGCCACCGTGCGCTCCGGCATGGGCATATCCGGGATCATGCCCTCGTCCTCGGCGCTGGCTTCCTCCATGAGCTGGGTCTTGACCTCCGGGGACAAGGGCGCGTAGCCGCTGTTCAGCAACTGCCGCAGAATCGTCTTGCGGCACATCCGGTCCTGCCCACCGTTGGGATCATACCAAGGGGAACCGTTCAGCAGCTTTTCCACGTCCTTGGGGTTCATCTCCCCACTCTGCATGGCCTTGAACTTCTCATAGCTGAACGCCTTGGAGTACCGGTCCGCATGGCGAAGGAGCCGGTCCATGGGCCAGTATTCAAAACGGAAGGTCCCGTCCTTCAGTTCGTAGTAACCGTAGTAGCCGATAATAGGCTTACTCTGCCGCTCCTCGTCGCTCTCATACTTGGCAAGGTTCACGATGGGCTTGCCCGTCCGGCGGCTCCGCCCCTCGATCTCGCCCTCACGAATGTCCGTGCAGTCGATGTCGGCATAAAACCCGGTGGACATGGCAAGCTGGATGTATCCCTTGTAGCCCAGAATGTATGTTGCGGTAGTCCCGTAGGGAACCACGTAGTAGCCATGGCCGAAGATCAGGCCCATGCCCTCGCCCCGGAGGGCCGCCGCCACAATGGTGCTGGGTTCACAGGCTCTCAGCTGTTCGCTGGCATTCACGGCGGAGATCAGGGTGGAAGTCAGCCGCGCCGCCGCCTTGTCGCTCCGCAGAGCGCTCTGGATCATCTTCTGCATACTGGGGGCCGCAATGGCCATGGAAAACGTGGGCTTGTCCCGCTGGGTCTGGGCCGCAAAGCTGTTGGTTGCCTTCATGTCAAAATTCCTCCCTTATTCAGTCCGCACGGCCAAAGGCGATGCCGTTGGCCAGCATATAATCCCGCAGTCCGTTCAGCTGCTCCACCGTGCCTGTCACCCGGAACGAAAGCGTAATAAGGGGCGGTTCCATTGCGGCTTTCACCGCCGCTTTTACCGGCTCCGAAACGGACGGGCTTGTCTGAATGGCTCTGGCCGCTTCCACGACGGCCTGCAACCGCTCCGCTTTGGCGGCTTCCTCCGCCGCCCGCGCAGCCTCGGCCTGCTGTCTGCGCTGTTCCTGTTCCGCCTTCCGCTGTTCCTCGATCTCCTTAACCCGCTTGAGCGCCTGATCCTTTTTCAGCACCGTGGGCAGGTCATGGCACTGCTTGTACTCTTCCAGCAGCGTGGTCTCGAACTCACTGTTCAGGCCGCGGATGGCGGCAATACTGCTGTCGCACTTGCTGATCGCCACCAGAATGTCCTTGTGGGCCTGTTCCTCGGAATAGGTTGCGTTGCCCCACCGCTTGTCCAAAACCGCTTCCCACGGGAGAAATTCCGCCAATTCTCCGATGCGCTCATCAAAAAAGGCCCGGATAGCGTCCAGCTTCTCCGTGCGGCGCCGTTCGTCAAAGGCTTTGATCTGGCCGTCCAGATTGGCGGCAGATTCGTCGCACAGGGCCGTCAGTGCCTTGCACTTTTCCTCAAAGGGGGCGTAGCTTGCCAGCGCCGCCGCCTTCGCCATCTTCCGGCACTCGTCGATGCGTGCGGCCACGGAGCGGATGTTGGCCCGGTACTTCTTCGCCGCGGCGATGCCGTCCTCCGTCACCACCATGCCCCGGTACGGAGCCAGATTCTCTTCCAGCCACGCCTGACACTCTTCAAAGTTGGCAGAGATGTTAAACTCCTTCAGCGGCGTCAGGTCCGTGGTAATGGCAAATTCCATGGCACTGCTCATGCGTCCGCATCCTCCTGTTCTCCGGTATCATAGGCCGTGATCTCCTTCAGCAGCGGCATGATCCGCTCGTCCACACGGCTCTCCGGCACGTTGATCTCCACCACCATGGCCCGCTTGTCTCCGCCCTTGGTGGGGGCCATCACCTTGTCCCCCACCGTCAGCGGCATCGCCGTCCGGTAGGTAAATGCGTTCCCTGCGTATGCCTTGTGCAGGGGCTTGTAGTAGCGAATGTTTACCAGCATCATGCCTGCGCCTCCTTGTCATCGTCCTCTTCTGCGCAGGAAATGATCGACAGAAGAATTGCCAAATCCGGGAATTTTCTGCAAATACGCTTGACCTCAAGCAATGTCCGGTGAATCAGATTCACCAGCACATTCACGTTGGAGGTGGAAATGGCGCTGCATACCTGCGCATTCGCATCGTCCACAGCTACGCAGATAAAAGCCGCAGGGGTTTTGTCCATCAAAACCTCGCCGGTTTTGATGTTCCTCACCGTGATGTGAACCTCGTTCTTTTCCATATTCATGTCTCCTCGTCTTTCTTAAATTTTTCGGAGTTGTGCGCTTCATAAAATCAAGGTCTGGGCGGGCATCGTCCCCGCCTCCACATGGTCCCAAAAGTCCGTTTCCTGTTCCAGCAGCCAGTTCAGGTCCGCCTCGTGCTCCCGCCGCTCAAAATCGTAGCGGCGCAGGGTGATATTGCCGGACAGATCATAGAGCGCCGCATAGAGCACGGCGAAGTCATACCCGGTGGCAAGCAGCTGGTGAAGGATCTGCGTGAAATAGTTCTCAGGAACCTGATCCCGCCATTTCGCCCAGTCGATTCCCCGGCTCACCGTCGAGGTTTTGATCTCCAAAATGCCCTTCCGTCCGGTGTCCGTCTCCGTCAGTTCTCCATCCAGCGTGGCAAAAAGCCATGGGCGGTCGCTCTGGTAGAGAATGTCATAGGCACCGTAGTAAAGCTCGTAGCCGGGATACTGGGCTATGAAGAAGTCCCGGCTTGCCGGTTCCATTCGCCGCCCCCGCTCCACGGCCTCGTTGCCGCCGAGATCAGGCGCGGCTTGCGCCCCAGTTTTCTCCTTCCACAGCGTCAGCGCCGTTTTCCATGGGCTTCGCCCAATGGCCGCCGCCGCCTCGCTGCCACCGATGCCACGGCCCCGGCCTGCCAGCCATTGCGGCCGATCCGGGAAAGTCAGCCGCACCAACTCACCCATTTTTCAGTTCCTCCCAATACCCCATCACGGTTCTGGCATAATCGCTGTGCCCCGGATGGCCGCTGTTGTAGGCCGTCAAGGCGTTCTCTACGTCATACCGGCTCAAAAGCTCCGCCATGTAGTCGCAGGCCACCCGGAAATTTCCAAAGGGGTCCATCAGGTCTGTGACCCCCAGCCGCTCCATCCGGGCCTTGTGCCACCGGGGCTGTACCTGGCAGTAGCCCCAACTGGCCCCGCCGTCCCCCTTCACGTTCCGGTAGCCGGTCTCCTTGCGGATGATCGCCAGCATCAGCGTGTACTCCACGCCGCTTTCCTCGCAGGCCGCCCGGAGATAGCTTTGCAGGTCTCCGTCCAGTGGAACGTCATCCCGGAAATACCCGCTGTCAAACAGCGCCGCTTCGATCTTCTCGTTCTCGTAGTCCTCCTGAACCGGCGGGGCTGTCTCAGGGTCCAGTTCTTGCCAGAGGACCAGCGAAGCGTACTCCGCCGCCGGGGTATCGTCCCCGGCCAGCCGTCCCGCCGTCACGGTCGGTGCCTCCGGCTCCGGCTTCCCGCTCTCCCGCGTCAGCCACAGTGCTGCCAGAACCAGCGCCACAGCGCCCCACAGCAGCAGCGCCTTGCGAATGGCCTTCCGCCTACGCTCCGCAGCTTCCCGCCGTGCCACGCGAAGGGCGTTTTCCAAGTGGGCTTCCCATGCGGCCTCCGCCTCGTATTCCTCAAAGGTTTTCATCAAATTTCCGTCTCCTTACAGCAAAAACAAAAAGCGCCGCCGAATAGACACCGGTCTCCCGGTTCCATCAGCAACGCTCTGCTCCTCTGTCCCAACGCTTAGGGACAGGCATCTCATTCACTTTTCCCATAGGCTTACTTGATCTCGTCCCGCCGGACGCGGATCACCTTCACACCGTCCTTCACCGGGATCAGCTCCACCCGGTCTCCGTGGGCCAGTGCCTTTTCAATGGCTTCCAGCGTCTTTGCGCTGATATTCGTCGGTGTCATAGTCCTCTTGCTCCCTTCGTTAATAGCGGATGGCATCTCGCAGTTCCTCAATGGGAATGTCCAGTGCGCGTCCCAGCTTCAGCAGTTCCTTCAGCGAAAAATCCTGCGGAGACTTCTTCCGAGACCGTAGGGTCTGCGGCGTCATGCCCGCCTTCTCCGCCATCGTGCCCACCGGCATCCCCATGGCGGCCTGTCTGCCCCACAGCAGTGAGATCAAAACCTCGTCATTGGGCTTCCGCCCCAGCTTTACCCGCGGCATCCCGCCGCCCCCTTTCGTGATTTAATACTCCATCCCCCGCTCTTTTGCCATGCGGATCACCTTCTGCTTCAGCAGCGTTTCAAATACTGGCCGCAGCTTAGGGTCTCTCGCGATCACATGGAGTTTAGAAACGCCTTTGCACTCCGTAGCCGTAGCCCCGGCGTTCTTCATGCGCTTGCGAAGCCGTGTCTGCCGGGCTTCCAGATCCACATGGCCGACCCGCTCCACGTCCTCATAGAGTTCTGCCCGGAATGTCTGGTGATTCGTCTGAAATCGTTCGACTGCCGTATTGATGGCTTTCTGTGCCTTCTCCTGCCACCCGTCCTCGGCCAGAAGGGGCGCCGCCATTACATCCATCACGCCGTCCAAAACGGCCTGCTTCTGCTCTACGGCTTTCAGCCGCCGCTCCTGCTCCACGAGATATTGAGCCTGTGCTAAAAGCTGTTCCGCCCCACTCAAACTCTTTTTTACTCGGAAATAGCCCTTGACGAGTTCCCGTTGGACTTCCCACGCCAAATCGTCGGTGAAGGACTTCACCAGCATGAGATAGCCGGATTCTGTAATGAGGGTGACGCTCTCCGGTGTGCCGCCCTGCGGACGCTGAATACCAAGCGTCCGAATTTCGGACGGCTGGTTCAAAACAAAGAAATCTTCACCCTCGATAAAGTGTTCGCGGTTATCGTTGAACCGCTTTCGGGCGGTTCCGTCCGGTCTGCCATGCACGGCGTCAATGTCCTTGAAGGTGACAACGCGCACGCCCTTATGCTCTTTGACCGTGATCGCCACATCATTGATGGTCTGCAACTCATTCATTCTCAGGAACCTCCTTCCCGCAGGTCTCCAAGATGCACCGCTCCAACACCGGAAGGGGGACCCGGTACATCGCCGCCAGCGTGGGCCGGACCTTTTTCGCAGGTGCCCACTTGCCGGTCTCCCATTTGCTTACAACCGTCTGGCTCAGCATCAAGGCCGCAGCCACGCCCTCCTGCGTCAAAGAAACATTGCGCCGCAGGTCTCTCAACGTCATTTTCTCACTTCCTCTGCTCAAAATCTCATAATTACTGTGTTTTTGCTTGACAACCTCATAAAGTGACGATACAATAAAACTGCCAGAAATATTGAAAAACGCCGCTCTATGAGGGGCCAAGCTGTTGTGCTTTGCCTGAGCACAAATATATGATACCTCGTTAATAGTGAGAAGTCAACTCGAAATCTCGTTTTTAGCGAGATTTGGCATTATAAACATTTTATGAGGGTTTGAATTATGTTTTTTGACCAATATGAAATGCTTTGTCGAAAAGCAAAAAAATCGCCTAACGGTGTCGCAAAAGAAATCGGCTTTTCATCGGCATCCGTTACACAATGGAAAAATGGGGCCGCTCCGCGCGAGGATACACTGAATCTGATTTGCAAGTATTTTAACGTTGAACCCGGCTATATTCTTGGCTACACGCCGGATGCTCAAGTTGACATGACCAAATACAGGATCGAAAAACTCACAAAAAAGTGGGCTAAATGCAAAGACGAAGATGAACGGCAGGATCTTGCCGTGGAGATCGACGGTCTGCGTGAATCCCTTCATGACTTGACCTTCATTCAGAACATCGAGATCGCGGCGGAGCAGGCGAAAAAAAATACCCGCCCCGCAAAAAGCGGGACGGGCAGCGGCTATGCGAAAGCCATCTATGAATTTGTCGATTCCTGCGGAGAGGATCAGTTATCCGATCTCGCGCAGTACGTTGAGTTTTTAAAAAGCCGTCAGGGGAAGCCCACTACCTAACTTCCGGTTTCCAGCGGTGCGCCAAACACCCCGCATTGAATAGCTTCCCACAGCTTTTTCATGCTTTCATCCGACAGTCCTTTGATCTGGTGTTTCAATTCCTTACGGAGACCCGCGTCGGTATGAAGGTCCGCTCCTGTTGATTCCATTTCTACACATACAAGTCCTTTCTCCCCACCTGTTCCGTTTTTCTTTCTTGCCCCCTGAAGCTGTGATGGAGAGCCGCCGCCCCAGCCACGAAAGCGGCGGCCCGTAGCAGACCATCCGCCTGGGGGTGCGGTAGGTCTGCTTTTATCGTACCATCAAGGCTTTAAGTTTGATAGTCTTAATACACACGATTTCGGTGTTGATACACACAATTCCGATTGCTATTTCGCACATTTTGTCAATTTTCAACAAGGAGGTACACTTCGTATGCTGTCATTGATTGACCAGTGCCGCGCGGCCAAAGAGGAAAAACACATCACAAACAAGGAAATCGCGGACGGCAGCGGAGTTCCTCTCAACACGGTGAACAATATGTTTCGTGCCACCACCCATTCCCCTACGCTGGAAACTCTCGGCCCCATCTGCGCTTTCCTTGGTATTTCCATTGACCAGTTTTTGGGGATGGAACCAACAGAAGATTCTCCGCCCCCGGAAACCATAGAGGAAATCGTAAGCCGGGAACTGGACGTCTACCGTCAGGAGATCAACGGCCTGAACGCCCAGAACGAACTTCTCCGGGAATTTGTGGAACGTCAGTCCCACGGCATCCGCAACCGGGACCGTCTTTTGCGATGGATGTTGGTCCTTTTGATCTTCGTCGTGGCTTACGCCGTTTATCTGGACCTGCACTGTCTGGAATTTGGGTTCTTCCACGGCTGATACACACGGGAGGTGTGCGCATGAAATGCAAAAACTGTAAGCGTGTCATTGATGATGATTCTATCTTCTGCAAGTGGTGCGGTGAACGCCAGATCAGGGAGCGCAAAAAAAAGGACGAGATTAAAGTCCCCTCCCCACGTCAGCTGAAGTCCGGCAAGTGGAATATAGAACTGCGGGCCGAAGGGCAGAGTATCACGGAGGATACCGCCGCTCTCTGCGAAGCCAAGGCCCGCGCCATCCGCGCCGGCTTTCTGGAAGCCAAAAAGGAATCAAAATGCAGTCTCACGCTTCTTCAGGCAATCGACAGTTATTTGGAAAAAAATCAATCTCTATCCCCGTCAACGATTCGTGGATATGAGTGTATCAAAAAGAATCGCTTCCCCGGAAAGATCAATGCCAAAATACAGGATATATCAAATTGGCAGCAGGAGATTGACGAAGCCAGTGAAACCCTGTCCCCTAAAACGGTGTATAATTCATGGGGCCTTGTTTGCACCGTGATGCGGGACAATCATATACCTCCGCCGGAAGTCCGTCTCCCTCAAAGCATAAAAAAAGACCTTCCCTGGCTGACCTACCAGCAGATTCTTGTTTTTGTGGACGCTGTGAGCGGCAGCCGGTTTGAAGTGGGCGCGCTGCTGGCCCTTCACAGCCTCCGCCGGTCTGAGATATTCGGCCTATCTTGGGAAAACATCGACTTAAAGAAAAAGCGGATCAAAATTCAAGGCGCACGGGTCATGGATAAAAACGGAGACTTTGTGTATAAAAAGACCAACAAAAACGTTTCGTCTCAACGCACGATCCAAATTATGATCCCCGCCCTTTACGATATCCTTTCACAGAGGAAAAGTGCCGGCCTTCCCATTCTGGATTGTACTGAAAATTCTTTGCGCGGCGGCATCAACCTGATCTGCAAAAAGAATGACCTTCCTGAGTGCGGTGTTCACGGACTTCGCCGCTCCTTTGCCTCCCTCGGTTTCCATCTTGGGCTAAGCGAATTGGAAGTGCAAGAAATCGGCGGATGGAGCGATCATAACACCGTTCATAAGATTTATCTCAAACTCGCCAGAGAGGACCGTCTCAACGCCGAAAACAAAATGGAGCGGTTTTACAAAAACCGAGGCGATGACACCGCTTCGGACGCAGAACGTCCTCTCGATCAAAAGCCTTGTGCGTCCGCCTGACTTCCCCATGTTCCCCACCGCCAAGCCTCACATTTTACGAACGATTTTACGAACGACACAAAACGCACATTCATTTCCAACGGTTATAGCCATTTATTAGTGGGTTCGACTCCCGCCACTCGGACCAACCCCACAATCCTTGTGATTGTGGGGTTTTCCTTATATTCCAACGGGTTCAGCCGTTTTTGGATGGTAAAAATATTTTCCATTACGTCAATAAAAATACCAAATGCAAGGAGTTTTATCTTCGATTTTACGAACGGTTTTACGAACGAAAAACCCCCGCTTCAAAAGCGAGGGGTTTTTGCATTATTTGGTTTGCAAGTCATCCACATAGCACCAGCTTTGGGGTGGGCGACCGATAACCCGGCCATCACAACCCATTTTGGTGTAATTGTAATAAGGGCAGGCACAGCAATCGGCATCGACTCTACATAGCGTCTTGAACTCGCTCAATTCTTTCGGCGCATCATAAATGCGCAGGTCGGAAATATGCCAGCCGTAACAACGCCCCTTATCGCCGATATAAGCTATAATTTCTGCCTGAGATAAGCACGTCGCAGGGGAAAAGGCGGCATTTGTCGGACACCATAGCCTGCCGCCATCGTATGTGATCGGGACGATCCGCTCACAGGTAAACTCGCCTATAACCTTGCCGCCGCCGTAAAACTGTGGCATTGGATAGTCCGTCGAAATGAAGTCCTCGTGCGGATATTTTGGCAGCGTGCAATAGATATAGGCCTTAAACGGCGTTTCCAGCTTCGGCTTGGTCTTGCGGACTTCGATAGTCTTTTCGCCGGAGGCAATCTTTTGACACCACTTCGGGCGGACGCTCAACATAACAGCCTTACTCATGCTTTCTCCCCACCTTCTCCAAAAACTCATCGATCCTGCCCTGATCTGCCACAACAACCTCTTTCCCGATTTTCTCGGCGTAGGCCCGCTCTAACCGTGCCCCAGAACTCTCACGCCAGTCCGGCAGCAGAACCACACAGTCCGCACAGTCAATCATGGAAAAGCAGATACGCATATAATCGCCCTGCTCCATGCCGGAGGGGAGGTTCGCCGGGTTTAGGACGCAATGTCCCATGGCAGTGAGGGCTTGCTCTGCCTTGGCAAATTTCTCCCGATAGTTCTTGTCACCGGTGATCTTCCCGGCAATATACACACGCAGGTGTGCCCCAACCTGAACGTCAAACGTCCGCTTTGCGGGCCGCTGCTTGCTTACAACTCTGATGTATTCAACCATTCTTACTCTCCTTTGCATCCCGCATACGCAGTTCATTGACGGCATCCACAAGCTCGTTGATTTTCTTCATGTAACTGATCAAGGTAGTGTCAATCGTAGATCCACGCATAAAACGTTGAGCATAAGCCAAATGCTCAATCTTGTTATCATCCTTATCTTCAGCCTTCTTAGTAAAATCATACTGACCAATGCGTTTGTAACCCGGAAACCCTTTCTCATACTCATAAACCGTAATGCAATCACTATTGCCGTCCGTATACAGGACGAAAGGTTCGTAGAAACCGCGTTCTTCGCATTTCACGCACTGGCAGATGGACTGAATATAACCGACCCGGCCAGTAGCATCTTCAACGTAGTCCCCGACACGAAAATCATACTTCATAAAAAATTCCCCTCTTAATTCAAAAAATCATCTGGCACAAAGAAAACCCACACTGGAACGCCGCGCCGGTCAGCAGCATCAAGATCACCAGCGCACCCTTATCCCAGTCTTTACAGATACCGTAACAGGCCCCCCCGCAAAGGCAGAGCGGAATAAATAGCAGAATCGCCAGCTTAGCCATTTTTATTTCCCGCTCCCATCTCCGGCCGCGTAAGCGGACGGTACACCGTCTGAATATCACTCTTCCAGGGTGTCAGCCAGACGCACCACATCACGTCCATCAGCGGACTCCCCTTCTCTCCTGGCATCCGCTTCTTGAAAAAGAAATCCGGGCGCCACGTCAGCGGCAGAATGTAGCTGGGCGGAATCTCGTCAAACAGCTTCCGCCGGCACGTTGCGTTCCAATACTGCGACTTGAGCAGGAACGCAAAAGGCTTGCCCAGCTCCGTTGCTCTGCGGATAAACGCCTCCGCCAGCGAGAAAGGCGGGTTCGTGATAATCCAATCAGCTGCGTCAATGCTGGACTTCAAGAAGTCCGTCCCATCCAGAATGTCCGTTGTATAGACGGTCTCAAAGTAGGTCTGAAGCACACCGGCCATATCGCCCTCTCCCGTTGCCGGTTCCCACACGGACGTTGTGCGCGGAAGATTCAAAAAGCGCATAAGCGCCACCGTTACATCCGGCGGGGTGGGATAGAAGTCTGACTGACTCCGCCCATACGCACTGTTCCCGCCAGCTATCCTGCTTGCATTCAAGCTATCCATATTCAACCTCCCGTAAACAAACTGATCTGCGCCGTGTGTTCCGCAAAGCGCTTTTCCTGCGCTTGAAAATAGTGAGGGTCGATCTCACACCCAACAAAATCAAAGCCAAGATCATAGGCGGCTATGCGGCTGCTTCCGCTGCCTAAGTGGGTGTCCAGTATCTTGTCCCCCGGCTTTGCGTACTTCTGCAAAATCCATGTGTATAACGCCACCGGCTTCTGCGTCGGGTGGATACGCTTCTCATTGAGAGCTTTGTTCCCCTGTTGGACTGTCCCCTCTGCAATACTCTTCCCCTGGAACATCCCATTCCACATATAGCGGAATAGACGGACGCTTTCAAAGCAGTTCGTCGCCGCAATTTCGCAATTGCTGAAGCTGCTCTCCCCATTGCACTTGTCCCACACGATTCGCCCGTGAGAAAACACGAAATCAAAGTAGTTACAGCCCCATACGATATAATGCTTTGACACTCTATCCAATTCAGCAAAAAATTCTACGTCAGGTATATCCCATTTGGGGGACACAGGGTAATCCCGTTTCACCCCAATGGGGCTGATCTTACAGCCATAATAGCCACGCCGCTCCGGACCGCTGAAATATGGAGGGTCTACCACAGCCAGATCAAACGCCTTGTCCTGCAGCGTCCGCATATACTCCATGCAGTCCATGTTATAGGCTACGTTCAATCCTTTTTCCCTCCCTCGATCACGGTAAATGCCCCTCGGCGCTTGACCGCCGCACGAGCCTCCTTCTGCTTCATCTGTTCCAGATACTCTTTATACTTCGCCGGTAGGCGAAATTTTTCACACGATTTTCGCCACTGACTCCGCTTCGTATAGTCCCCATCGAACCATTTGCACTCATCACAGCAATAGCAGACGTCCTCCACGTCCTTGATCTCTCCCGGCGTGAAGTATGCGCTGAATAACTCGCAGTTATAGAGACAGTTGTTGCAGACACACCCATAACAGCTCATTTCACATCTCCATCAGCCGGAACGTTCTTATCCGCAAAGTAAATGTGTCCTCCGCCGATTGCCCTGATAAGCGTATCAACCTGCCAGTGCATAAAGACTTGCTTATGAACCGTCCTCCCATGCCAGAAAAAATACTGCGTCTCCGGGGAATGCAGAAAGTCCTCAATGCTCTTGACCCGCGCCCCCTGTTTGTATTTCCGCTTATATGCCATGTCTCTCGACCTCCTACTGTTTTACGTCTCAAGGCCAATTTCCGTGATCGTCATTCCGATGACAATTCCTGTTTTATCGAAAATCACATCTTCGCACGTTCCACCAAACCGCAAAACTCCATTTACCTCAACGAAGCCTTCCGGGTCCCACTTGATAGACTTGACAATACCAATCCTTTTAGAAGTACCGTCTGCCCGAAACTGAATGACCGGGACGTTCGTATCCCCCTTGCAGGAATTTTTAATGGCATCAATCGTATAAACAACACCGTTCGCATCCCGGAAGCGTGGGGCGTGGTCGCAACCACCTCTATCGTAATTCTCAGAAACAGGAAATCTCGCGTGAAATTCAACTGGTGTACATCTCATAAATCTGACCTCCCATTCTGCCGACCGCAGAGAATTTCAATACAATTAAAGTCAGCCGTAGCGGCTTCAATGTTCATTGCCGAAAGAATCATCTGAAGCTCGTCCACAAGATACTTCTGTTCTCTAACGCCACTATAGGCAAACCGTCGGATGTAGTTTCCCACCGTAACGGGCGTTGGGATATTCTTTCCCATCTGGTTTGCGAGCCGCTGTATCTCACGCCCCATCTGATAGGTTCTCACAACAATGGGGAACCCAGTCCTTTCAGACATTTCGATAAGCATGGTTGTTTTACCGCTCCGCCTCTCACCAACGTAAATTGTGCTCATTGGAAATCATCCTTTCAACTATCAGTTATAATATCTCTCGTCTCAGCCTAAGACCCTTTCTCCCGCTGCTTGCGCCCCTTCTTTAGAGATGCTGCCGTGCGGCTTTTCGGAAAGGTCAGGTATCGGGGGTTCGCGTAGCGGAGGACATGGTACAGTCTATCCAGCCCACAATTGATCGTCCTGCTGACTGTTGCCTTGGCTACCCCCAACTCTTGACCTATATCCTTCATGCTCATGCCATAGACGAAAAACATCTCCATATACTTCCTCTGTGTATCCGTCAGTTCTTCGTCCATCGCCACCCGCAAGGCGTTTAGCGTATGGGCATGGAAATCCGCTTCTTCAGCAAACTCCCCTTGCAGCCACGCCGCATACTGGCTCTTTTCTCCCCAAAACTCAAACAATGACACACAGCGCTCAGAACTCCCGCTTGGCATTCACGCTCACCTCCATTGCCATGGCTTCACAAAAGTTCTCCTATCTTTAGCATAGCTACCCCCTCCAATAGGGTTTTTGCACACCCGCTTCACCTACCGCCTACCAGCACGTCACCTACCGACCGCCTGCGCCCCGCCCGCGCCGCGCAACCTAAGTACGTATTCCCCACACATAAGCGAAGCGTTTTTATAAAAATTTTTTTGGACCCCTTTTTGAATTTTTCGTTTTTTGCCCCCGGTTTTCTAAACTACCCCCCCTTAAAGGGGGAGGAAAGGGCGACGGTGTGAGAACGTGGGTGGAGGGGGAAGAGTTGTGGAGAGATTCTGCGCCGATTCGGTGGCCAGGTCTGTAAACCACCCCCCCACCCAGCCGGGGCCGTGGTCAGCTGGTCAGCTGGTCAGCCGGTGCCATTGGAGCGGAGGCGGGGCCGCTGGGCGGGTCTCGGAGAGGGTAAAAACCTGTTGCAAATGCCTAAACTGTTGCCATAATAAGCAATTATGGCAACAGTTACCGCTTTTTTTAGTGGCAAATGCAACAACAGCCCATGCCGCCCTTGTGCAACCTGACGAACGGCGGCGAGAGGTGGAGCCGCGGCCGGTTCTCTGGCCCTCGGTGCCGGTGGTGGTGGCCGTCCTCCGATGGTCGGCGGCTGGTCCGCTGACGGTTCCCGGTCTGGCATGGTCGGCGGTGTCCGTGGTGGCCGATCTGATGCAATCAGCCGGAACAGGCCCCCGGCGGTGACTCCTCCACCCCTTCCCCTTTTTCCCTTGTCCATTGCTTCCGGGCCTGCGGGAGTGCTTCACACTTTTCTTCATTAAGGTAAAGCGTCCGGGGGTTCTATGGGGTACGTTTTAGGGTACTATAATAGACCGCGCCCGCAAGAAACGCGCCCGCGCGCATAGGGGTTAAAAATAGCCGTCTGGCATGGCCCAGGATGCAAGCGGCTGCGCGGCGTGGGTCTGTGGTGCGGTGCTGGGCGGTATTGCTCAGAGGGGCAAAAGAACGCCCGCCGGGGCGGTTCCCGGTGGGCTGGTGGTGGCTGGTGGCATTAGGTTAAAAACAGTTCGCCGTTGATCTCAAGGCTCACGGCCTCTTGTTTCATCTCGCGTTTGATCTTCTGGCAAATGGCGACGATCTCGGCGCCGTGGCGCTCGATGTCCTCCGCTGCGGCGTTGCTGTAAATGATGGTCACGGCCTCGCCCACGAGCCCGGCGGACTGGCTCACCCAGTAGCCGCGGGCCTCGGTGGCGGTGGCTCCGCCAAACATGGCGGATAGCTTCGCGGCGACTTCCTCCACCTGCTGCCGGTTGTCGGTGGGGTGGTCGGTGTCGGTGGTGCTGGGTACGTAGATAGCCACGCGGGAGTCCAGACGGACGACGCCGGGGATCGTTTCAAAAAAGCTCTTTTTCATTTCGTGTTCCTCCTCTTCCTTATGCGGTCGCCCGTGTGCGGCGGTTGATCTCTGCGAGTGCTACCCTTACTGCGGCTTCGTCCTCGGCGTATGCCGTGCCGGAGATCGTCCCGCAGGCCCTCCGGTATGCTGCCCGGTCATCAGCCCAGGCGATCAGCTCGCGGAGCTTGTCCATGCTCATTTTGCTGTAATCCATTTTGTGATCCTTTCCGGCCCGGTGGGCCTCTGGCCTGTCGGCCTCCGTGGTGTTGTCCTGTTCTTTATGATTCTATTATATATAATTCTGTAATTATATCAAGGTTCAAAATAACCAATATTTCTGTAATTATATTGTTGAAATTGTATATTTACAGAATTATATATAAGGTGGTAAAATATCGACAGTAAAGGAGGCGGAAACGTGGACGGACTAACGGTTATCATCAAGAAGCAGCCGCAAAAATATTTAGACAAGCTGCCGGAGCCTGAACGGGGCCGGGTAGCGGCGGCGGTGGCCGGATTATCAACCCTTTCCGGCGATATTGTCCCCTTGCGGGGTGCTGGCTCTCGCATGTACCGGTTGAAAATCTATCATTATCGGGCAATTTTCCAGATTGACACGGACAAAGAAACCGTTACTGTAAAAGAGATCAATACACGCGGAGACATATACTAAAACAGAACAAGAAGCCGAATAAAGAAGCAGAAAAAGCAGCATAAACAATCGTATTGAGGCATTGAAAGGAGCATATAACATGAACGAAGCATTACGCGCACGACTGGCAGAAATTGACGCCCAGCCCGCCGAAAATCTCACCCGGGGAGCTGCGGCCAGCCTTGCCGCTGCGGAAGCTATGGACGACGGAACCGCCGAAAACATCAACGATTATATAACCCGGAAAACCAAAACCACAAAGGCCCAGCAAGCCGCCGTTCGCAAGTATGTAAAAAAGACTTATGACAGAATGGATCTTGTTTTACCGAAAGGGCAAAAAGCCGTTATAAAGACTTGCGCCGCCTCCTTGGGAGAAACGGCAAACGCTTTTGTAAATCGTGCTATTTCGGATGCACTCGCAAAATATCAAGCCAACGCCTGACCCCCAAAACGCAGAACAGCGACCCGGAAAAACTCCGGGCCGCTGCTTTTTTATTCTGTTTCTGTGGCTGCTTCTGTTTTTTCGCTGCCCCGATCCCGCTTGATCTGTTCCAGCGCTGCCCGGTTGAAAAATGCGTTTACACTTTCCCCCATGGCGGCCGCGTGGGTCTTGATCGTATCTTTTGCGCCTTTAGGCAGTGCAATAGAAATCCGGTCCAGGTTTTCCGCGTCCCACTTTCTATTTCCGAGTTTGCGCGCTTCCGTGTATTTTTGCGGTGCCGTAGCTATCACCCCCCTATTTACTATCATAATATCACTTGTCAAGTGTTTTTAACAAGTGAATAAAGCACACAAAAATTCACTTAATAAGTTGTAACTTTTGCCGATTGCTTTTCACTTGTTAAGTGCTATAATATACTTAACAAGTGAAGCATACAACACACCGACAGGAGGCCCACACTATGAGTTTTCACCTTTTTATCCTCGTTCTGGGCGCTGGCACCTTTGCCCGCCTGATGTTCCGCGTGGTGGATCTCATCGAGGCCCGCCGCTAAATCAAAATCAAGGAGGATCGCCAAATGATCACCTACACCGAAACCATGTTTAACATGGAAACCCGCCAGCCTGAACCGGTGGCCCGCTGGACCGTTGAAACCGCCGCCGCGGACCTGCTGACCGTCACCCGGAACGGCGAACAGAAAACCGTTAAAATCGTCCCGGACTCTGGGTTTGTGTATTCCCTGAAAAAAACCTATATCCGCGCCGCTGATGGCGCGGAGGGCCTTTATAAGGCGCTGGAACGCTGGGCCGCTGAGCCTGCCCCGTCTTGTTTCTTGAACAAGGTTCTACGCTGGGCGTTTTTCGACTGCAAGCCCGCCAAAATCAAAACCACCTAAAAGGAGGATCACCCCATGAAAATTGAAATTCGTTCCCTTTTTTCCGGCTGGCAGACCGTAGACCGTGAAACCGCCGCACGTTTCGTTTCTCACCTGCTCCGCAATATGTCCGCGATCCCTGCCGCCCAGCGTCCCG